ATAGTAATACAACTTCTAGTTATAATTATACATCTCTATTAAAAAATGTATATATTTATGCATCAGATTATAATGAAGAATCCGAATTTATTATTTTCAATCAAAATAATAATATTGTTAAAAAAAAATTATCAAATAATGATGATTATTTAACATTTTTTACTTTAGATAGTCTTTTAAATAAAACTCATTTAATTATTAATCATAAAAATAATGTTAAAAATATTATTATTAATGAAGATGATAAACATAATCCAAAAAATGAAGATGATAAACATAATCAAAAAAATGAAGATGATAAACATAATCAAAAAAATGAAGATGATAAACATAATCAAAAAAATGAAGATGATAAACATAATCCAAAAAATGAAGAAGAAATAATATTAAAAAATGAAAAAGATAAAATTAAGAAATCATGTGAAGAGATATTTTCTTTATATAATATGGAATTATCTAAAATAAAGAAGATAGAGAATAATCTAAAGAATATAGAGAAGAAAGAGGATAAATTAAATAATAGAATAATGAATCAAAATATAGATGATGTTAATAAATTATATTTTGATTATAAAACATTTATAAAAATTAAAGAAAAAATTAATAATAATTCTGATAAATTTACAATTCCAGAATTATTTATAAAAAAATATATGTATTTTAATGAATTATTATTTAATTCAGATTTTAATGTAATTTTTGATAAATTAAAAGATCTTAATATAAATGAGCCTAATGATTATTTATCAAATAATGAAATAATTTTATTTTCTAAAAAATATGTATTAGATTCTAAAAATTTAAATTATTCTTTCGATCATGATTGGGATGATTTAACAAGTGATACTGAAGGTATTATGAAACCAAAAGGTTGGTCTGCTAGAACTTAATTATAAACTAAATTAAAATTAATTCTGAATGAATATTAAAATTTATAAATAGATATGCTTCTTCGTACATTTTATTTAGTACATAAGAAATAACATCAAAACATTTAAATATAATATTTTTATCAATAAATACTTCATCATCTTCAAGATTATCATAAATATTTCTATGTGAATAATTATCAAATTTCTTAATTTCTAATGTTTTTTTATTATAAATAATTATATTATCATTTAATATCCATAATAAATTATTATACAAGCAATTATCTTTAGATTCAATCATTTTTATTGAGTCTAATAAAACTTTTATATCTCCTAAAACCATATCAAAAACAAAATGATTTTTATCACAAATTTTTAATTTATTTTTATGAATAATACAACTGTCTTTAAAATTACAAAATTTATAACTAGAAGTTTTAAATACTTTTATATTATCAGCATCATTTGGTAATTCTTTTCTATTTTTTAGAACAAAATTAACTTTAATTTTATCACAAGCATTATATATCCATGTTAAATATTGAATTAATTGATTATAATTAATATTATCGGTATTATTTATAAAAGGGTTTTTTTGTCTTACAAATCCTCTTAATTTATTTGAAATGAATGACATGTAATTCATAATAACTAATAATTCTTCTCTTTTTTTAACATTTAAATTAAGTTCTAAACATTTATCAATTTTAATTTCATTGCTATTACTTTCATTCCTATTCTTTTTTTGAATATCGCCAATTGTTTCTACTTTTTTTTTAATTATAGATTCGCTATTAAATAGCATTTCGTTATCAAATGAATTATCAGAACACCAATCAATTGAACTCATTTTAAATTTAATATAGATATATATATATATATATTTATATTTATTTTCAATTTTAATTATGGCAAATTTAATTATTAAAAAATATGATGAGATTTATAATAGACATGAGGAATTAATAGATTTTAATAAAATGATTCCTGAAAATAAACAATTTATAAGAGAAGGAGATATTGTAAAATATATTCGTTTTGATGATAAAGATGAAATTATTAAAACGGCTTTTATAATTAAAAAATTTAATAACAAATTATTATTAAAATCATTTAGTTACAATGATAAAAGTATAGTTTGGTATATATGGCTTAAAAATAATTATATATTTTATAAACCTAAAAATGATATTAAAAATTTTATACTTAATAATGTTTAATTATAAAGTTAAAAATATTTTAATTATATATATATATTATGAATTCAAATCCTAAAAAAAATAATAAAAAAAATATAATTATTAATAATGATGAAAAAATAAATACAAGTAATAAAAGTATATTTATTAAGGAAGACAACAAAAATAGTGAGAAAAAAGAAAAAAAAAATAGTGAAAAAAAAGATAGTAATAAAAAAGAAATTAAATTAGGAAGTAATAAATATAAAAAAAATGGGTTTGAACGTCCAGAAATTACTTATACAGATCAATTATCTAAAGAAGAAATACAAGATAAATTAGCTGATTATTCTAAAGTTGAAGATATTTATAAAGTTCCATTAGGAGTTCATTTAAGATATTTTGTTAAAAAAGACGGCCAAATGTTATTTAGAATGGGAGGTCAATTGTTTAAAAATAATGGTCTACCTGAATATGTTATTCTTAAAAGTGGTACTAACGCACAATGGTCCGTTCAAATTAAAGATACTGTATTTTATAGAAAAATGTCTATAGTAGAAATTAAACAAGAATATGAAGATATTATTAATAAAAAAAATGATAAAATACAAGCATTAAAAGAAAAATTAAAAAAATATGAAAAATAAAAATTAAAAATAAATTTTTTATATAAATATTTATTTATATAAAAAAATATATAATGGTTTCAAATATTATTTATGATGAGAAAAATGATAACTTATATTTACTAATATATAAATTAGGCAAGGGTTCATATGCTACTGTATGGTTTAGTATTCAATTAAAGGGTTTTGTAAATAATATTAAAACAAAAAAGAAAATAGATATACATCATTATGCTTTAAAAATTCACAATGAAGAAGACTATGATGAAGGAATGTTAGAAACAAAAATAGATAGTTATTTATCAAAAAATGGAAAGCGATCAGAACTAATTAATTATCCTAAATCTCACTTTGTATATGATGAAAGTGTTGTTATAGTTGTATATGAAACAGCTCTATGTGCTTTGTATGATTTTCATAAAATTTATAAAAGAAATTTTGAAGAAGAATTTGTTAATAAAATAACTCCTTTATTAAGAGAAAGTATTAATTTCGTCCATGATTGTGGATTTATTCATGCAGACATAAAGCCTGAAAATTATTTATTGATGGGAACTAATAAATTACAAAATGATATCTATAATGATATTCAAAAATTTAATATTATGTCAAAAATAAGTATAATTAATATATTAAAAAAGAAAATTATTTATGAAAATATAATACAGGTTTTTAAACCAGTTTTAAAACAATTATTACTTGAATTAACATCATCTTTTAATCTAACAGATAATCTATTATCTGATGAAGATGATTCAGAACATACTGATGAAAATTCTAGTTCTTCTAATTCTTCTTCTTATGAATCTTATGAAAATGATTATAATTATGAAGAATCAGAATTTTCTAATACTGATTGTGAATCTTATAATTCATCCGAAAATGAATTTACAAAAGAATATGATAAATTTCATACCAATAAAATATTATATGAATATTACAAAGAAGATAATAAAAGTGAAGATAATATAAATAATAATAATAATAATATAAATGAGAATTATGAGTTTATAAAAAAATATTTAGAAAATCCAATAATAAAATTAACAGATTTTGGTTTAATGCAGAAACAAACAGATAAGTGTAGAACTATTCAAACTAGATATTATAGAGCACCAGAAGTTTTACTTGGTTGTAAATATGATAAAAATATAGATTTTTGGTCTTTAACCTGTACTATTCATGAATTAATTACTGGAAAAATATTATTTGATGTTGAAAAAAATATTTATATAAAAAAAATAGATAAAGATGTTTTACAAATTAAATTGATCCTCAAATACTATTATTTACATGAGGACTTTAGTGGTTTTTGGGAGTTATATAGCAAACTCAGGCACACCCCTAGATCTGAGTTGTTTTTGAATAACAATGGAACATTAAAAGGTTCCACTTTATTTTATATACATTGATCCACAAGCTTATTGGAGCTTGTTATGGGAGAACGGCGATTGGAGCTTGTTCTGGGAGAACGGCGAGTGGTTCTTACTATTAGATGCAGCACTATTAGATGCAGCACTGTTGTATAGTGCTACACTGATGTACGCAACATCTGTGCATGGTTTTTTATACGCCTTCGCTATCATAGGCGGAAGAGATTCACATTTGTCTTCTTGTCTACTTCTTTTTTGATAATCGTAAGTCATATCAAACGATTAATGATTGGTAAGTCTAATTAAAATAAATAAAATTTCAACTTTTTTTATATAATACTAAATTATATAAAAATTCGTAGTTATATACCTTATTATATACCTTATTATATACCTTATTATATACCTTATTATATACCTTATTATAATAGCCTATATAACTATATTTTTTACTTATCCAATCCAAGCTTCTTATTTTTATCTTCGTCTTCATCTTCAGGTTCTTTCATTCTAACTCCAAGAAGATAGTTATTCTTAATTTTAAAATCATTAGTACTAAAGAATTCTTTTAATTTCTTCATAGGAGAAACTTTTTTATTATAATTTTCACCATACCATTCTTTGTATAAATCATAAACAACAGACATTGGTAATTTGTCTTTTTCAGATTTTTCTAATTCTTGATTGTAAAATTCTAAATATGTATTACTATCTTGTTTATATTTGCTTGTTGATAATTTAATTTTTTCAGGAGTAATTTTTTCTAAACCATCTTTCTTGTATTTAGGATAATATACATTAATTAATATCCACATAAATGCTTGTTTCCATGTTGGTAATTTATTTCTTAATTCTGGATCCAACGGATGTTGCCATGGTTTCTTCGGATCTGGAACATCCACGAATTGTTGGTCGAATGGCGTAACTCTAATTCTTCTCCATGTTCCTCCATCATCTCCACCAACTTCTGGTAATTTATTGCAAGTGCAGCACAATTTAAATTGTGGAGTGAATTCAAAGTTGTTTCCATATAGAGGTCTCGCAGTAATTCTATCCTGACCTGTTAATTCTTTAAATAATCCTACCTTAATCTCATCCCCATCCTCTGGTTCTTGTAAAATACAAAATCTTTTACCCTTTTTATCAGCTAATTCTGGTGTAGCATTTGAACTACTCTTTCTTTTTTCTGTAATTAAAGTACATGGTAAAATACCAAAATAATCACTTCCTAATGTATGCTGAATCAATTCTACAATAGTAGATTTACCATTTGAACCTTTTTCACCAGTCCAAAATATAAATTTTTGTTCTTTATTATATCCATCAAGCAATGAAGAAATAAAACATAATAAATAATTCATCATATCTGCTTCTGGTTGAATAGATTTTAAAAACGCAAAGACTGCTAATACTGTTTTATCATTCTCATTGAATTCTTTATATTCGTATTTTGTAGAAAATGACAAGAAATCTTCAGGATAACCTTGACGGAAAAGACCCTTCTGTAAATCATATACACCATTCTCAAAACCAATTAAATAATGATTTTCATCTAATTTTTCTTCAAATTTTTCAATATAAAATTCACTTGCACATTCAGAAATAATTCTATCTTTATAAGCATGTTTTTTTAAATCACCAATCAATTTATTTATATTTGTTGATTTATTTCTTAACATATCTCCTTCTTCACCGTATTTTTCACTACTTTTTTTAACATAGTGTCCTGATAATAAAGCAAATAATTTTGCTAATTCAGTTGATAATTTCTGTTTTAACGTATATGCTTGATCTACTTTTCGCCATCTATGATTATGAAATTCATACCATAAATTCCTACTAATATCACTACATACATAATCATATTTATATACTTCTCTAATAATTCTCGCCATATCATAATCTGAACGAATATCTGCTGTTTGCATTTTAATTATAATTACATCTTTCATTATTTTTAAATATTCTTTTTCATTATCTTGTCTAGCCCATCTATATAATGAAGCTATTGTATAACCATTCTGATTGTTATTTGTAGCTATGAAATTTGAAGCATCTCTCCATACCTTCTCACAACAACCAGGTTGATATTTTGTTGGTGATAATTTTGAAAATTCTATAAAATCAGGTAATAATTTAGGAGATACATTATGTAAAGCCCATCCAACAGGTATCCAATCAGGATAACTTTCAGCTCTTTTTACATTAAGAATTTTTACTAATTTTTTTGCCATCTCAATATCAACAAATGGATCAGTTTCAACTAGTTTTTTAATATGTTTTTTTAAATTATCCTTTGTATAATCATCTATCTCAAATTCTGAATTAGATACTAATATATTATCAGGTATTTTTTCTACTGGATCTTTGTTAACTATCATTTTCATGTATTTTTTTTTAATATTCATATATTTTTCTTCCATATATATATCATTAATTGCTTCTTTTAATTGTAAAACATCTTTTAATCCTTTTCTAATTGATAAAATATCAACCATATCTTCAATACTATAACTGTCTTCTATTAATTCACTATTACAATCAAATATATATTGTAATTCATAAAAATAATTTTTACCATCTATTTTTTTACCTGAACCATACATATACCACTGATTTGAACTAATAACACATTTATCAAATATTTTCTCTATATTATCTATTTCAGAATATAATTCTTCAATCGCTCCTGTTCTTATAATCTCTTTCTTTGATTCATCGTATATTAAATATCTGTCTACTATATTAATATTTAAATATGGATACTCTATGTGAAAACCATCTTTATATAATTTTTCTTGTTCTACATAACATAATTCATTTTTCATTGTTATAAATGATTGTAATTCATAATCCTTGTCCTGAATTTTATAATATTTTAATATTATATTATTTATAATTTCTATAACCATCATAATATGATCTACTTTTATTTTTCTTTCACTATCAACTTGTCTTAAATCAAAGTCTAAACATAATGGACCATTCTCACGAGGTTTTTCTAATATTCTTAAACTTCCATAATTATCAATTAATGCTGTTTTATAAGCTGTTAAAAATTCTTTGTAATTTTCATCTTCTATTTTAAATAATATCTTTTTATCCCCAAATAATGTGTGTGTAAAAGTTTTATCACCAAACTCACACTTATATTCATTTATTATCTTCATAAGGTCTTCTAACGTGTTATTTTTACCACCTTTATTATCATTTATATTTACGTTTTTAGAAGATTTCATTATATATATATATATATTAAATTTTTAAATTCAATTTTTTATATTAAATCAAGACCATAAATATATAAAATCTACTTAAAATGACATTAATTATACTCTTTTTGCGTCTTTAATAAAAATATATCAATAATAAATGCTCTTAATAATTATAAAAAAAAATGAATTTAGAATTATATATCAATATATATATATAGCTATTATCATGTTTTGTAAGATATGTGAAAATTTTATGGATATAACCAATAATGTATCAGTTTCTAATAAAGAAGAAGATTCTGATACAGAAACTGAAATAGAATCATCAGATTATGATATTACATCAAGTTCTAAAAAAAATAAAAAAACTTCTTTTACTATTTTAAATGAAGATATTTTAGAAAAAGTTTTAAATGGAACTATTTTAGAAATAGAAATTGATGAAAAAGATATAAATGAAATAAATAAAATTCCATATTTTAATAAACTTACATCAAATCAAAAAACACTATTAATAAATAGATTATATGAAAAAATTCCAAAAACACAAAAAATTCCTAAAGATATATCAAAAAATTTTAAATTTTCTTATTTCTATTGTAAAAATTGTGGTTATAATGAAAAAATTCCTAATAAAATGTTGATTTTTAATAGAAGTAATGAAAAATCTTCTATTGATAATTTTAATACAAACTTTTTAAATTATAAATATGATCCATTATTGCCTAGAACAAAAAAATATACTTGTAATAATGTATCTTGTATTACACATAAACAACCCGATAAAAAAAGAGCACTATTTTTTAGATTAGCAAATACCTATGTTATTAAATATATTTGTTTAGAATGTAATAGCTTCTGGCAAACATTTAATATTAAAGCTTCATAATTTTTATAAAAATTGATTTATAAATATAAAATATATATATTATATAAATATGCCTTTTAAATCTAATAAATTAACTTCAGAAACTTCTAAAGAAATATTAGATGTTTCTAAATTAAATATTAATAAATTTTATGGTGGTGCTAAAAAAAAAGAACCTGAAATAGAACAAAAAACAGAAACCGAACCTGAACCATCTTCATCTGAAGAAGAATCATCTGATGATTCTAATATTGATGAACAAATTTCTTCAGATGAAGAAAGAGATATAGATGAAGAACAAGAAGAAATAGAAGAAATAGACGAAATAGAAGAAATAGAAGAAGAACTAGGAGAAACTGAAAAAACAGAAACCGAAGAAACAGATAAAGAAACAGATGTTGATGAAAAAACTAATAGAGAAAGTGACAACGAATCTAACGAATCTAAAGAGGATGAAGAAGATACTAAAGATAAATGTTATCAAAAATTTTCTAAAAAAAATAATTTAGATACTGATATAGATTATGATGAATATTTTATAAAAGACACTGAAATAATTATAATTAAAACTGGTAGATTAACTAAACCATATTTAACTAAATACGAAAAAGTTAGAATACTTGGTGATAGATCAAGACAATTAGCTCAAGGTGCTAAACCTATGATTAAAAATACAACCGGATTGTCTCATAAAGAAGTGGCATTATTAGAATTAAAAAATAAAGTAATTCCTTTAATTATAGAAAGACCTATTCCAAATGTTGGTGTAGAAAAATGGAAATTATCAGAATTAGAAATTAATCTTTAGATTTTTCTTTCTCTTTTAATTCTTTTATATATTCATTGATTTTATCTTTTGTAATTTTTTTTATAATATTTTCATTATCCTTAATATCAATATTATCTTCTTTTGATATTTTATAAAATAATGATTTCATACTATAATTATTCTTCTTTTCATTATTCTTTATATTCCATTCCTCAACATAATAACCAAACTTACCTTCTTTTAATACATATTTCTTATTGGAATTAATAATCCATTCATTCTTCTTTTGTAAATTTTGTTTTTCTATTTTTTCAATAGTTAATTTAACTAATGAAATATCATCAAGCTCTTCATCTTTCTCCAATTTATCTAATTCTTCTAATTCTTTGTCTAAATCATTAGTTATCTTTCCTAATAAATAATTTAATCCATATTTATAACTATCATAAGTTATGTATTTTCCATATTTACCATCGTTTAATATAATATCAATCTTATTATATGAACCTATAACTTTTGGATATTCTTTATTATCTTTCTTTTTAATTTCTTCTATTGTCTTATCCAATATTTTCTTGTTATTTATATCTTCATCACCATTAAATAGATATTTCATATTAAATTTATGTTTGTCATATACTATATATCTACCAAATTTTCCATTGTGTAAAACAATATTAATATCTAAATATGAACCTAATATTTCTGAATTATTTATTTTTATATCTACTATATTAACTTTTCCTAAACATTCATTAATATATTCATAAAATATTTTAATTATTACATTTTTATCTTTTTTTCCTTCAGCTACACTGTCTAAATCTTTTTCCATATTGGCCGTAAAATCATAATTCATTATTTTATTAAAGTTTTTTTCTAAAAATTCTGTTGTTTTTAATCCTAACTCAGTTGGCACTAATTTCTTCTTTTCTTTACCTAAAAATACTTCTTTTTCTTCTAAATCTAATACTTTCGGATTATCTTTCCTTATTTGATATTTTTTTATATTCATTTTCTTCCCTTCAACATCTTTTATTTCAACATATTTTCTTTTTATAATTTTATCAATAAATGTAGCATATGTTGATGGTCTACCTATATTTAAATTCTTCGGATCCATCTTGTTAATTAATGATGCATCGTTATATCTTACTGGCGGTTTTTCAGTATCTTCTACACAATTAATATCTATCCAATCTAATTTCTTCTTTTTAATATCCTTATCTTCAATTGGTGTATTTCCTTTCTTACCATCAACTATTAAATAACCCTCAAATATTAAATTATCTAATGTGCCTACTAACTTGTATTTTTCTAATATCTTCCTTTCTAACATCTCAATCTCAATAATAAAACTTTGATATTCAGCAGGTTTCATCTGAGACATTATAGTTCTCTTCCATATCATACTATATAACTTTTTCTCATCTCCTGTACCTTCTATATTATCATACTGAATTTTAGTAGGTCTTACACATTCATGTGCTTCTTGTGTATTTTCTTTTTTATTTTTATATTCTTTGTATTCATAGTATTTTTCACCATAATCTTGTATAATCTTTTCTTTAATAATTTTACTAGCTTCAGTTGAAATACTTGTTGAATCTGTTCTCATATATGTAATATGACCGTCGTGATATAATTTCTGAGCTATACCCATCGTTCTCTTTGAATCCATACCAAACCTTCTAGATGCATCTTGTTGTAATGTTGAAGTTGTGTATGGTGCCGGAGGATATGTTTTCTTTACTTTTAAATTTAAATTTAAAATTTGATATTTGCTTTTAGCCATATTTTTAATTATATCTACTACTAGATCTTCATCATTCTTTGAAAATTTAATAAATGTTTTATCATCTAGTTTATTCTTTGTATCAATTTTAACTTTATTTTTACCTTTCTTTTTATCTAATTCTTCTTCTAATTCTTCAATATTAAGTTCATCATCGTTTTCTTCTATAAGTTCATCATCTTTATCTTTTACTTCCTCAATTAATGTATTTTTATTACATAATTTAGATAAAAATTTAAATTCACTACCTATACTCGTATTAGAATTTATAATGAAATAACTATCATTTTTATTGTCAAAAAATGAATTAATTTCTTTTTCTCTATCTACTATAATTTTTACAACAACTGATTGAACTCTTCCAGCAGATTTAGCTCCATAATATATCTTGTTTAACAATGGTGATAATAAATAACCTGCAAATCTATCTAGAATCCTTCTTGCTTGTTGTGCTTTTACCATCGATAAATCAATACTCTTTGGATTAGAAACAGCATAGTCTAATTCTTTCTTTGTAATGGAATTAAATACAATTCTCTTTGGATTTACAATTTTTAACTCTTTTGCTAAACTCCACGCTATCATCTCTCCCTCGCGATCCTCGTCTGCTCCAAGTAATACATTGTTTTTACCAACTTTAATTGTTTTTTTAATTAAACCATCAACTACGTTAACTTTATCAGCATAAATTTTATATTGTGGTTCAAATGTTTCTATGTCTATTGACATATTTGTCTCATCTAAATCTATAATGTGTCCTATTGACGCCATTACAATATATTCATCTCCTAAATATTCTGATATCTTTTTTATTTTACCAGGAGACTCTACTATTAGTAATTTACTCATTCTTTATACTAATATGTAAATGTTTCTCTATATTATTTTGTTTATCTTTATTTTTCAATATTTTTTATAAATATGGAGTTCTATGAACCAATCTTTATAGTAAATAAAAATTGAGTTCTATGAACCAATTTTTAATAGTAAATAAAAATTGAGTTCTATGAACCAATTTTTAATAGTAAATAAAAATTGAAAATATAAATATTAAATATATTCTAATTAGGATGGTCTGTCTTTTGAATATTTTGTCTAGTTTTAAGGCCTACGATGGTCTTTTGTATGATTGGGGTGAGGAACTCGTGTCTTATTCTGCGGTGCACGAGTGTTTTACGCAGAAAAAAACACGAATTGAGCTGAAAGCAGCTTTGGAGGCGATGATGAAAGAAATATCACAATCCACCTCCTTTCCAAACACTCAAGGTTTTGAAGTCAATGACAGGCTTGAAAAGATAGTGCGTCAGCTTAAGTAAATAATACTTAAGCTAATATTTTTATAATACAGTGCCAATTTTTATTTTCTAAACTGTGTATATCAAATAAAAATTGAGTTCTACTAACCAATTATTATTTTCTAAACTTTGTATATCAAATAAAAATTGAGTTCTACTAACCAATTATTATTTTCTAAACTTTGTATATCAAATAAAAATTGAATAAAATATAAAATCATCTCTATTATTATATAATATATTAACAATGACTACCGAAGTTCCTCAATTATTACCAATTGAAAAAAGTAATTATCAAAAAATAAATATAATAAAGACAAATATAATCAAGATGTTTTTTCTTCGTGGTTATATAAAGGAAGAAAATTTACAAAAAAGTATTAAAAGTCTAGTAGATCAGGAGAATGATGATTATGAATATACTCTTACATTAGACGTTGATACAAATTATAATACAACAATTAAAGACAAACAAATTATAATTAAATTATTTGATTACAAAATTTCATCAATTAACAAGACTTCACCTATTGGTGAATTTATAACAAAATATAATAATTCTTATAAATTTATAATTGTTGATGATATTAATTCAAAATCTGTAAAAATTATTTCAGGCTACAGTACTCCATGTGAAATTTTTAAAACAAGTGAGCTAATGTTATGTATAGTAGAACATACACAAGTTCCAAATCATAAAGTATTAACAAAAGAAGAATCTAATACTGTGTTAAATGAATATTGTGCTCGTAAACGTGATATGCCATTAATATTAACAACGGATCCTATTGCTAGATTTTATAATATGAAACCCGATGAAATATGTAGAATAACACGTCCTTCAACTCTAACAGTTGAAGTTCCATTTTATAGAATTGTTGTTAAATCAAAAGAATTTAAGGCAAAAACATAAAAAATAAAAAAAAGTATAAACTTATTTTAATTATATGTTAAATATTTCTGGAGTTATTGGATTATCAATCGTAGAAAATAAATATAATAAAATTTTTATATTTTATGACGACCACAGTAATGTTAAATATTGTAGTGATAAATTCTATATAAGTGATTTATTTTCTGATCTTTTAAAAAATGAAAAATTTAGTAATGATATGTGTTTATTATTAGAAGAACCATTTTTTAATAATTTAAGTAAAATAAAAGTATTATGGGGACAAAGTAGTCATTTACAAAGTTTTAGAAAATTTTATACTCAAATTATTAATAAATGTACAAAAGATAAAGTTTGTGTTGGATATCCAGTAGATGTTAGATTAGTTTTAACAGATTTTTCTATAGAAGAAATAATGGATACTCAAAATTCATCAGAAAAATATAGAAAAATTAATATAAAAACTTTTTTTAATCCTATTTTATTTTTATTTAATATTCATATAACTTTATTAAAAAAAAATAGTATTATAGATTTTATAAAAAAGATTTTTGTAAATTTTAATAATTCAAGATTTTATAAAGAATTATATAAAAGAATTATAATATTCTATAATAAATTTGTAAAAGATAATGAAGATTTATTTTTATATGATTATGTTAAAACATTAAGTCCAGATAATTTAAATTTTAGATATATTAAAGGATATCCATTTATTAATGAAAGTAATATCTATTTTTTTGATGAAATTGATAAAATATTATCAGGTATATTGGAATTTTACACTTTTATTATGATTTTAATATTACCACACAAATTTAAATTCTTTTATGCAGGTTATTATCATTCTAATAATATAAAATTTATATTAATGAATTATTATGGTTATCAATTAATTTCTGAATACGGAATAACTGAAGATATTGAAACTAAAAATTCTTCAAAAATAAATAATTGTATAGCAGTTGAAAAAACAAAATTTTAGATTTATAAATATATATATTTAATTATATATTTATGAATAATAATTTAGATTTATCATTATCATTATTAGAAGGGATTCATCAAGACGATCATGAAAAAATAATATTATTAAAAAATAATTCTTTTAATAATCTTAATCAAATAAATAATAATAATACTGAAAATATAGATTTATTACTACTACATTTAAATTCTACAACTAATCTTAATGAATTATGTTCTAATATATTTAATAATAAAAATTTATTATATATTGGTTGTACTTCTATTATTATAGGTTCTATAATTAAATTCATTTAGATTCTTCTAGTATTATAGCATCCACAATTAGAACATTTTAATCCAAAAGGATGAAAAAATAATTCTGTTATGGATTCACAATCATTACAACATATTTTAATTTTATTTCCTGTTATTTCTATTGGTATTGGTGTTGCGGCTATTTCTGCATCTAAACTTTCATTATACATACTCTCAAATTCTTTCATCATTATAGATTTTCTACATAAAGGACAATTTAGAGAACCATATTTTATATATGATTCATAACATTCCACGTGCATAGTATGACTGCAGTTTAGAATTATACTTGATTTTGTTGATATAAATAAATTTTCTAAACATACAGGACATTCTTGTTGTAATAATTCTTTTTTACACTCGTGGTTATCTTTTATTTTTAAGCTTAAACAACATCCACAATCAAAACAATGAAAAAAATTATCTTCACCACCTACTCTACATATTCCACAATCATCACAATGATAATAATTTTTTTCAATATTATTATCATAAAAATTACATTTAGAACAATGATATTTACCAAATATTGTATTACAATTTATACACAAATTTGATATATTCTGTTTTGTTTCACATAAATTACATACTACCTCTTTTATACTGGTTCTATCTAACAAATGTGACTTTAGTTTATTTTCTTTTAGAGATTCCGGGTTTTCTATTATATTTCCTTCTATGTCATTATGACAGTGTCTACAACCATATATCTTGTTACAACATGGAGCTACAAAACTACAATTTCTATTATAATGAGGACAATTCATATTTATTATATTAATTATCTTAATTTCTAAATAATTTGATTATATTTATCATCTAGTATAAATATTGTTTGTAAAATCAATATCATCGTGTGTTATAAAATAAATAACAAATTTAACTGCTAAAAATAATCCAAAAAATCTTAAACAATTATATAATGTTTCTTTATATATATATATATTAACAATATTTAGAGTTTCCTGCATATATAGTTGTAAAACATTATCAAAAGTAGAAAATGTTAAATTACATTCTTGAAATTTATTATTTTTTAAAGTTAAAAGTATTAAATCTTTTTCACAAAGCATATAATCTAAAAAGTGTTTTTTACAAACTATTTTAAGATTACTTCTATTACTAACAAAATAATTATTAAGATATAAACTATTAACTTGACATGTATCAATATTATCAATAAATAATCCATTAAGATAAATATTAACTGTATCTTCTTGTAAAACTAAAACTTTTACATTGCTTAGATTTGTTTTTGTATATTCATCAGATACAGAATAAGAATAATTTACTAAACATAGTAGAATAAATAGCTTTAACATAATATAGTAATATAAATATAATTATAAGATATTCTTTAAATCTCAATTTTTTGTAAATAAAAATACATATAGAAAAAGATATAATAATAAATAATTAGGAAAAATATGTATATTATTAATCTTATAAAGAATAATTTATCATTATTAGTAAATAGTTTTTTATTTATATTTACATTATCAGAATATTTGATATGTATGAAATACATAAATTATACTTACGAGTATAAGAATACATGGTTTAATATTTTATTAAATTGTTTATTTACACCATTTTATTTATTATTTTTATTTAAACAAGTTCATAGAGAAAAAGTTAAAACATTTTTTAAAAAAGATAATTTAAAAAATTTATGTTACCCAATTTTCAATGGTGTATTGTATACAATTGAAACAGCATTACTATTTTATACAATTAATAACCTTACATTAAGTTATTATACAATATTAAGAACCGGATTTATAATATTTAATATACCATTTTTTAAATATTTATTAAATAAAAAAATTACTAATATTTATTTAGTAAGTTGTTTTTTATTAGTTATTTCCTATATTTTATTAATTTATAATTATATAACTCAAAATAACAATAATAATGATAATAAACTATTAATTTCTAATACTGGAATAATATTTTTAACTTGTTTTATGAATTCAACCTATAATAATTTAATTGAATATTCAATAAAAAAAAATGTATTTACTAGTGTTGATTATCAAATTATTTTTCAAATTACATATTTTATTCTTATCATAATACCATCAATTTACTATACTATTTTAGATCCACCTCCTATAAATGCAACAACTATAGTACTATATTTTTTTATTGGAGGAGGTCTTCAATTATATATGTATAATAAGATATATATATTAAATACTAAAAATAACTATTTACCTGCTAATATATTATTAAGTGGTTTAGATTTATTAAGAAGAATTATACAATTATTATTCTCATTTTTGTTTTTTAATGAATTATTTGATACTTTTATTATTATTTCTATTTCATTTATGGGTTTATCAAGCTTATTATTATTGTATCAATATATAAAAGATAATAGTCGAGATGAATATATAAACCATTTTGAATTAGAAGAAATATGATTTATTTGTTATATTATTGCAAGATAATTTTTACTTGGTGCATTTTGGTGCATTTTCGGTGCATTTTGGTGCATTTTGGTGCATTTTAAGCTTTAATTGTTCGCATGGTTTTTTTTTATTTTCAATATGATTTAAATAATTTGATTTTTTATTAAAATCTTTTTTACAGTTTTTACAAATATATATAACCATCACAATTATTTTTAATCTATATAATTATATTTATATATTAATTATTTTAGAAAGCTTAAAAAGCTTAAAAATACGGCTTAAAAAGCTTAATTTGCAGCAAAAAAAGCTTAAAAATAGTAAAAATAAAACTTGAGAGAGTTGCACTACAAAAAAACTTTAAAAAAATGGGAAAAAAATTTTTGTCCCTTTTATAGAAAAACTAAAAAAATTGAATAAATTGTAATATAGGATAAATATATTTATAGGATGAGTCGTAAAATATTTAACAATGAAGAACAGGATGCTCTTAATTTTTTACAAGATAAAAAGAATATAATTATATCTATACAACAAAGAACAGCTAAAAAATCATTAACAAAAATTGAAGGTTTAGAAGAAGCAGAACATAAAAATATTATGAAAGACTTACAAAAAATATTACAAACAAGCGGCCATATTGATAATGAAGAAAAATTAATTGTTTTTCAAGGAGATCATAGAATTCAAATATTAAATTATCTTATTAAAAATAATTTAGCTATTCTAGAAAATATAAAAATTAGAGGATATTAAATATATTTATTTATTTATTTTATTATTTAATTCTAAATAGTATATTGTTTTGTTCTAATTCTACTGGCAATATTCATAGACATTAATTCTTGAATCAATAATTTAAAGGCATATGGTATAATGATTTTAGAAATTCTTGATTGATTTTTACATGCATTACAAAAGTACGCATCTGTATCAGTTGGATACATTTTATTTTCTTTTTTTAATCTTCGTTGTGCAAATAAACCACATACATCACAAACATATGTAGAATAAGCATCAGAAGTATCTAATAATCTTTCCTTTAAGAATTTAGACATACCGTGAGATATAATTGAATCTCTTTCCATCTCACCAAATCTTAAACCTCCATCTTTACTTCTTCCTTCTGGAGGCTGATGCGTTAACATTGTTATTGGACCTCTACTTCTACTATGGATTTTATCACTAACTAAATGCTTTAATCTTTGGTAATACGTAGGACCAATAAAAATTGGAATCTTAATTTTCTGTCCTGTCATGCCGTTGTATAAATATTCAGTAGCATTTTTTTCATAACCTAATTTTTCTAATTCTGTTTTTACTTGTTCTATATCAATGTCGTTAAATGGTGTACCGTCTGCTAACATCCCTTTTACAGCCGCTACTTTACCTACTAGCGCTTCTACTAATTGTCCTATCGTCATACGACTAGGAATAGCATTCGCATTCATAATGATGTCAGGATATATACCCTCCTTGGTAAATGGCATGTCTGATTGATGAAGCGTGAGACCGATAGTTCCTTTCTGACCGTGTCTCGTCGTAAATTTATCACCAATTTCTGGAATTCTTTCAGATCTAGTTCTAATTTTAATCATATCATAACCTTCTGTATCCTGAATATCTTTAAATACTTTATCAATAATAGCAGGCTTTTGTACTTTATAAATTTCAGAAGAATCTTTAAAACATTTATTAGAATTAGGTGCAGGTTGAATTGGAGTTACTTTACCAATAATAACATCACCATATTCTACCATAGTTTCTTCAGGTACATAACCTTTATTATTTAATTTTTCATAAACGGCATGACGAATTCCTGCTAGTTTAGTAGGATCGGGTTTCATAAATATATCATCTTGAGAAGTAGATTGATTCTTTTCAATTTTACTTTCCCATTTTTTAAGAGAAGATGATCTAAAAAGTCCTCTATCAATTGAAGTTTTATTAAAGATTAAACTATCTTCTTGATTATAACCAGTATAAGTTCCAATCATTACAACAGCATTTTCTCCACAAGGTAGAATATCAGTATGAATATATTTAGAAATTCTAGTTGATACTAACGGAAGTTGTGTATGATATAAGATATAACTAATATCCAATCTATCTCTATAATTAGATGTATAAATACCCATAGCCTGCTTACCCTGGGCGAAAGAATAAATATTTCTAGGTCCTTGATTGTGATTCGCAAAAGGGATAATTCCTGTCATCATACCTTCAACTAAAAATGGATGAATTTCACAATGAGTATATTCAAGAATTAAAGATTCATCATATCTATTTATAATCGGATTATTATTATCAGGAAATACAAATTTCTCTTTATCTTTCATAGTTTTAACCATATTTTTATCACAAGCAATATGAGTATAGAACTGTTCATCACTGTCAATAAAATCTATAGCTTCTGGGTATTTCATAATTAATTCTTCCCATTTACTTGTATTACTTGTATTTTTATTTTTATTATTAATAACATCTTCAATCATTTTATTTGTTAAAATAACTTCATTATTTTTAACACTTAATATAGGACGATATAATCTACCAGTATCTGTAAATAATCTAATTTCTGATTTTTCAATGTCATAAATAATACCAACCATATTGCTAATTATACTATTTTGTTTTAAAGACTTAAATTCAATATAGAGTTCATAAGGTTTATTAGTTGTTCCAATCCATTCACCATTTAAAAATACTTTAATTAATATTGGTAAATCAATTGATTGATGATTGTCTAAATGAGTAAATTTATCATTTTCTACTAACATCTTATATATAATATTATTCTGTGCTATGGAACCAATAGTTATACTTCCTAATAAAGCTAGATGTTTTACTAAACCAATATTAGTATGTTCTGGACTTTCTACAGCACTTAAGAATCCTGTTTGACTTGGATGTAAATGTCTAGGTCCTGTTAATTTCATTGTGCTCGCATCAGAACTAGGTGCATCAACTCTTCTTAAAATAGATATAGATTGTAAAAATGTTAATCTAGGATACATTTGTGCTACTCCCTTCTTTTTTCCCCAATTACCGGTTAGTAAAGATGATTTTAATCCTTGTTCTACTGTAGATGGTTTAATTTGATTTATAATATTTAAAGGAGTTTCGTGATTACTTCCTGATCTTTTCTTAAAGAATTTATTACATTCATTTAACATTTTTTTATAATGTTGTTTAAATAATTCAAATAATAAATCACCAGGAAGATCTATTCTTTTATTGGTAAAAGAATCACGATCATCTGGTTTTATTCTACCCAATATACAATTTAGTAATTTATTAATCATAAAACCTAAAAAATAAGCTTTTGCTCTAAAGACATCCGCATGTCTATCAGATGAAATGTGTGGTAAAAAAGCATTTCTTAATAATCCTTCTAAATGTTCTTTTTTTTCTTCATATTGTAATTTCTTATCTTTATCAGTATATTTCTTAACAACACGAACTTTATTACATAAACTATAATAAGCATCTTCTTTTGATAAAATTAATTTCTTTCCCTCTGTTTTAGATAAATCTATAGCAATTTTTAAAATATTTATCATATCAATATCTTCATCATTATATGTAATATATCTTACTATTTCTTTATCTTTTTCTAACCCTAATGCACGCATTAATGTAAAAACTGATACTTCATTAAATATAGGCACTCTAATTGTAATATCAAAGTTTTTTTTCATTTTAATTATAATACCCTGCATCATAATATTTGGATTTGGTGATAAAGAATTTATCTGAACTTGATATGATATAATTCCAGAATCTTTCTTAATAAATACTAGTGGTTTATTCGGAGACATTTTTTCAATACATAATACAATTTTTTCAGATCCATTCACAATAAAATAACCACCTGGGTCATATTCACAATCTCTTTTATTATAATCTCTATTAATCTGTAAAGAACAATATTTAGAATTAACCATAACAGGTAATGATAAAATATTTTCTCTTTCTACAACATTACCTATAACTTTTGATGAAATAATTTCTTTTTTATTTAAATCATAAATTTCTTGTATTTGACTAACTTTAGCAATAATTTTAATACTATAAGTTGATTTTCTATCTCTAGCATCCATTGGATACATTAATGATAAACCATTCTCATTTAATGGAGGTCTAACGTGAATATTCTCAAATTTAAATCTATATCTATATACTTTATCTCCTACTTTATTCTCATCAAATATATTATCATTCGATTTAAGAAAGTTAATAACCTGATTATCTATAAAATCATTATATGAATTATATAAATGCTCGTATAATATATTCTTTTTTGTAAATCTGGCATCAATAATATCAAATATTCTTTTATATGTTAAAGAATCGGTTTTATTATCTTCTATCTGCATAACGAATATTATATATATATATTTATATATATTTAAATCAATTTTTATTAATATATTAATTGGCTTTAAGCTTTTTTATAAAAATCATAATTATTTATAATTTTTATTTCATTTTATCTATCTGCATAGATGTAAAAACATCATTCATTTTTTTATAAAGATTAACTAATTCTTCTGAATTTTTTTCATCATTTTTTTTATTACTATTTTTTTCATCACTATTTTTTTTATTACTATTTTTTTTATTACTATTTTTTTTATTACTATTTTTTTTATTACTATTTTTTTTATTACTATTTTTTTTATCTTTAATATCAGTTATTTCAATAATTTTATTATTTTTAAGATTAGTAATTTTATTAAAATCTTTATTTGAGGCAATATTACTAAGTATATATTTATCTAAATTATCAGTAGAACTTTGTGTAGATCTTTTAAGCCATTTAGGATCTGATATTTTATTTTTAGGATGTGTATCATTTGATATTGTTGATGAAGTAGTATTAGAGTTTGAGCTTTTAGTATCTTCGAATAATTTATGTAATTCTCCCAAATCTCCGAAAATATTCATTATATTTCCTATACCTTCTTCAGGATTATTTTTTTCATCACCTTTTTTATCATTAGAAAATCCTAATAAAGGTAATAATCCACCATATTCTGTATTTCCTAATCTTTTAACAAAAAGATTTTTAACTGAATCAAAATTATTATTTTTCTTTGATTCTAATCTTTTATATAGAGGTTTAAAAATGAAGAATAGAGATTTACATATCCAATAAAAACTAAAATAAAATGCTTTAATTATAATGTTATTATCAAATACATATAATATATCAATTAAGGAATCATCAAACTTCTGACACATCCTTAAAACAAATATAACTATAATACTTGTAAAACAAACAAACACACTAAAGTCCATATATTTATATAATAGACAAACAAGTACAAAGTATATAAAACTTAATAATCTTTTCGGTATTTCTACTTTTTTTATTTTTTTTTTATTTGTTTTTTTGGAAACAAATATACATTCTTTTTCCACAATACAATTATCAAAAAAATGTTTATAAAAATAAGTAAATGCTACAAAACACATAAATATTCTAAAATAAGAATATATTTGAAAAAATGTGCTTATCATATATTCCATATTAATAAATATATATAAGGTATTTATTTATAGAAATTTAAATTATTTTATAATAAATTAATTTATAATAATCTTTCTATTTATAATTTAATTATAATGAAATATGAATTTTTAGTAAACAAAAAATGTAAAAATAATTCAGATGAAAATATTAAAAAAGATGATGATAACTCTATTATAGGTTCTACTATGTTATCTACTTATGAAGATTTTAACATATTTTTAAAGAAAACAGAAGAAAAAAATATAGAAAATAAAAATATTGATTATGAAGAAAAAAATATAGATGATAAAAAACAAAATATAGATGATAAAAAACAAAATATAGATGATAAGCGTAGTATTAAAAAAGATAATTCTTCTTTATTTGAATCAGAAAAAAAGACAGTAGAAACTATAGTTAAATATTCAAGTAGTTTTTTAAGTTTATTATTAAATTTTATATATATGTTAAAAAATGCTCTTTTTCTTTTAATATCAAAAAAAAAAATAAATACTAGCTCAATTAAAGATAAAGAAGTTATAAATAAATTTAATAAATATAATAAGAAAAAAGATAATAAATATATTGAAAAAAATGATAATAAATATATTGAAAAAAATGATAATAAATATATTGAAAAAAATGATAATAAATATATTGAAAAAAATGATAAACATGTAGAAAGAAACAATAAACATGTAGAAAGAAACAATAAACATATAGAAAAAAATGATAAAGATATAAAAAAAATGAATTCATATCTATTAGAATTAGATTAAATATGTTTATATAAAAATTGATTTATATATAATAATATAACTAAATATAAATGAGGACTACAATAAGTGAAAATATAAATATATCTATAGAAGATAAATTAAATAATTTTGATATATATGATAATATAGATGAATTAAGTAAAATATTTGAAGAAATATATAAAGAAAATATAGATAAACCAAGTAATAAAAATACATTATGGTGTGATTATTGTAATAATAATGAAATCATAGAAGATACATCATTAGGAATCTATGTTTGTAAAACTTGTGGAATTGTATTAAATACAATTTTAGATAGTAATCCAGAATGGAGACAATATGATGATGATAATAAAAAAGATATGAATAGATGTAGTTTACCAATTAGTAAACTATTACCCCAATCATCAATTGCTACAAGTATAGGAGGTAGTTGTTCTAGTAGAATAAGAAAACTACATGATTGGAGTTCAATGCCTTATAAAGAAAGAAGTAGAAATGAAGTATTTAAAAAGATTACACAAAAATGTGCTGAAGGTAAAATTATGAAGTGTATTGAAGATGATGCTAAAATTATGTATAATAATATATGTGATTGTAAACATTTAACTGGTAAAAATATAGGAAAGAATATTATTATCAGAGGAATTAATCGTGAAAGTTTAATAGCAGCATGTGTACTACATGCTTGTAGAAAGAAATATAAAACAAGATCTCCAAAAGAGATAGCTAAAATATTTGGTTTAGTATACACAGATATAACTAGAGGAAATAAATTATTTAGAAAATTAGCAAAATTAAAACAAATGGAATTATCAATTAAACCTACATCACCAGAACATTTTATACTTAGATTTTGCGATGAATTAAAAATGAAGAAAGAGTATATAGATCAAGCTATTAAAATATCTAATAATGTAATTAAATTATCTATAGCATCAGTCCATACACCTTTATCTTTAGCAACTGGTTCTATATTTTTAATGATACAATTAAATAAATTAAATATTCAAAAAAAAACAATAGCAGATAAATTTAATGTTTCACAAGTGACAATATCAAAAGCTTATAAAAAACTAGAACCATTTATTAATATATTAACAAATGATTTAATTTGTGATAAATTAGGTATTGAAATAAATAATTACAAAGAAAAGGTAGAAGTCTTTGATTATTTAAAACCAAAATTTGTAAGATTTGGTATTGATTTAGAAAATAGTTTAAATGCTTATAATAAAGAAACTAACTTAATTAATGAAGAATTATTATTGAATCATTCATACGAGATTGATTCAAAAAATAAACAAATTGAAAATGAATATATTTGTATTAGTTTAGAACATGTTGATAAATTATACGAACTATATAAAAAAAATTATAATTTTATTAAATAAAAAATTATAATAAAACATCATCTTGCCAATCTATTAATGTTTCTTTAGCAACATCTAATACTGTATCAATAAATTTACATTCATGATTATTATCAAATATTTCTGGTAATTCTTTTTTTAATTTATCTAAATCTTCTTCATTATCCTTAGGAAGATATACAATATTTACGTTAGCTTTAAATGCTCCTTGTACTTTATATCTTACACCACCAATTTTTGATACATTACCATGTAAATCAATTTCACCTGTTAATGCTATATTATGTTTAATTTTTTTATCTAGCATTATTGATAGAAATGCTAATGTAAAAGCTACTCCTGCACTTGGACCATCTTTTGGTGTTGCTGCTTCCGGATTGTGTATATGTAAGCCACCTGGATATTTATTAAAAAATATTTCTTTATGTTTTAAATTTATAAGATTAATAGCAGTTGTAAAAGAATATAATATAGATTCTCTCATAATTTTCTTTTGATTACCAGTAAGTTTTAAAACAAATTTACCTGTTTTTCCAAAATGATGACCTGATATTTGAATTGGAACTATACCACCGCTACTCATATTAGTAGCATATAAACCATTTACAATACCAACCATATCTTTCTTATGAATAGTTTTATAATTTATTTTAGATTTACCTAAATAATCTTCTAATATATTTTCTGTAATAATTAATGGATTTGTTTCAGTATATTCTTTAATTATATCATTTTTAGTTTCAAAAAGATTTTTTTGATATATTCTATCTAAATTGAGTTTGAGTAAAATATTTTCAATACATCTCTTTAAGGATCTAACACCTGGTTCAAATGTATGTTCTTCAATAATTTTAGTTAATATTTCTTTAGTAAATACAATACTATTTGATGTAAAACCAACATCTTTAGATATATCTTTCAATAAATGATCGGTTGCAATATTAATTTTTTCTTTAACATTATAACTTTCTATATTTAATATTTCCATTCTATCTAGTAAAATTTTATCTATCTTGTTTATATCATTAAATGAAAATATAAATATTACTTTATTAAGAGGGAATGTTATTTCTTGAAAAAATCTATCCTGAAAAGACCCATTTGTCATTGGATCTGTTAAATGTATTAATATACTAGTTAATTCATTTACTTGGCCGTTTTTAGCAACACATTTATCTAATTCATCAAAAAACATTATACATCTTGATGTTGATGCCTCGACCATTTTTTTTATAATTAAACCAGGTTGTGCTCCTGAATATGTATAACCATGACCGTGTAAAAGTTCACCATCATTTTGTCCTCCTAATGTAATTTGGACGAATGGAATATCTAAACATTTTGCTAAAACTTGGGCGAATTTTGTTTTTCCTACACCCGGTGGTCCAGCTAAACCTATAGGATGAATATTACATCCTTGTACTGAAATTATCTTACCTAACATTTCTAATGTTTTACTTTTAGCTTCCTTGTGTCCGTAAATTAATGAATCTAGATTAACTTCTGTTTTTTCTAAAAATTCTTTAGATTTTGATTTATTAATAGATAAAATTTTAAAGAAATTATCATCAACCTCAGAAGGCCAAGGAAATTGAATTAATAATGATACATACATTTTAATTTTATAAGTTTCATTACTACTATTTTTAAGTTCTTCTATCTTTTCCAAACATATTTTTTTTATATGATTAGGCATATTTTTAGAAAGTAAAACTTGTTTTTTTAAATCTATATCAGCAGAAGTAATATCTTTAATTTTTTCTAATTCTTTTTTAATATTGAAAGATGATTTTTTTAATTTAAGCTGTGCTATATAATTTAATTGATTATAAATAATATTAGCTATACAATCATTACTTTTACTTTTTTTATCTTTTAATAGATTAAAGAGAAGACTAGCTATAGAACAATTTTCTTCACTACCTAATAATAATAATTTAATAGTATTAAACATATTATAAATATTATCATTAACATCTTTTGTAAAATTTTTCAATAACTTTACAAATTGTAATTTATTTAATTCAATAAATTTATAGTAATCATTAATCATTAAATCAATAAATTGTTCTTCATTTATTATAAAAATTTCAATAATAGTCATATTTTTAAGATAAATATCTGCAAAATCTTTATTAATACTCTGTATTTTTTTGTAATTATCTTTTGATATTATATTATTATTATTAGATCCAATTAAATTAACAATATTTTCAAATAATGATTTTTTTTTATATAAAAAATTATTAGAAATTTGTGATGTTCTTATAAATATATTTAATGGATCTGATAATATATATCCACTTATTGAAAGTATTTTGTTATTTATAGTTATAATCAATTCACATTGGTTATTAAATAATGTTATGTAATTTGAATTATTTATTTTACTAATTATTAGCGAACTATTATGATTTTTTAAATCACTAATATCTTTTATATCATAATTTAAAGGACATAATATTCTATTTATTAATTTAAATTTTTCTAATTCTTCATCAATTAAATGGATTTCATTTACATTATATAATAAATATATAATATCTTTAACACTTGTAAATCCTACAATTTTACCAAGTAATAATATCTGATCTTTTATATTTTTTAATGGATTGTATTTTGCTAATTTAATTAATTCATTATATTTATTATTATTTTCATTATTAACTATTATACTTTCTATTAATAATTTTTTCATATCTTCTATTAATTGTAAATTATAATTTACTAAATCATAATTATTACTAATATTTTTTTTCTTTTCCTTTTTAACAACTTTATTCAATTGAGATTTTTTTTTAATAATTTCATCACTAGAGTATTCGTCTGAATCATCTGTTTTTTCATCTGAAGAAATTTCTGATTTTATTTCAGGTATATCTGAATATAATGAATCATTTTTACAATCTAAGGCAATCTCTTTTTTTATTTCTTTATGTTTTGATATAATTTCATCATCCGAATTTATATCTTTTATTTGTGTATTATTATTTATTGAAAATATATCAATTATTGATTGATTATAGGTTTCATTCAATTTTTTTATCATCTCATTTAAATTTTTCATACAACTATTTTTGGAAAATATTAAAATATTCTCATTTGTAATTATTACATTTTGTAATTTAGTAATTATTTTACTTATTTTTTTATAATCCTTTTGCAAAATATTACAGTTTATAATTTGATTTTTTTTTAATATTTTTAATTCCATTTATTAATTACTTGATAAAAAAATAAATAATTTTTATCCTATTAATTTATTATATTAAAATAATTTAAAATTTAAAAAAGTATATTACTTATTAATATGGAACAAAAACAATCTAAGCAACGAAACATGAAAACACTAGTCACTAAAAGTGAACCTTCTACAGATAAAATGGTTTTAAAAGCAGAAAGTATTGTTGAAGTTAGTAAAACTAAAGGTGTTAAAGCACCCGTTGCACCTACAGTACAAGCAGCACCCGTTGCACAAGCAGCTAAAACATCTAAAGCAAAAAAAACTGAAACACAAGTTCAACAAGCACAAGTTCAACAAGAATCTGCCAAATTAACAAAATCTACAAAAACAGCAGCACAACCCGCAGCACAATCCGTACAAGCACAACCAACGCAACCAACGCAACCAACGCAAAGCGCCGGTCAAGCTAAAGGTAAGCGTGTAGCTCAAACACTAGCTCCTACAGCAACTGTGACAGCAACAGCACCTATCAAGACATCAACAAAGAAAGTTGTTTCTGAAACCACACCAACATTAGTTCAAAAAGCTGGAGCAAAAGGAGTAAAAGGAGTAAAAGGAGTAAAAGGTGTAAATGGAGTAAATGGAGTAAATGGAGCAAAAAGAGCAAAGAAAGCAACCTTAACTGAAAAAGTAGTAAAGGTTGGTAAAAAATTACAAAAAGTAAATGTTGAAGAAGCTCAAGAAGAAAAGCAAATGGATGATAAGCTTAGATACTTTAAATTATATTACAATGACAATATTTGTGGTAGATATTCTGGTAAGAAGCCTAAACAAGCAGCAAATAAAGCATTCTCATCAATTATCAAGGACATGAAGAAGACTGATAATAAGGAAGGAGTTAATATTGATATTACATTTACAATTAAAGAATGTACTCGAAACAGTTTCCACAAAGAATATAAATATGTAGGAAAGAGACTACTACTTAAATCTCCTGTAAAAGTTACTATTGAAAACGGCGATGGAACATCGAAAGATATTGTTTATAAATACCATAACGAGCTTAAGAAAGCTCCTAAAATTTAAAAAAACTTTTAAATTCTAAAAAGCTCCTAAATTTTTTTATAATAAATAAAATAATATTTATAATTAAAATATTATTTTAATATAATAGTTATATTAATCATATATGTTAAATACTAAATCTTTAATTAGAAGAAAAAAAATAACTCCAGTTCAAAGTGATAAGGAATTTGAAGATAGAAATATAGATGAAAATAAAAAAATAATTAAAAATATAGAAAATGAAAATATAATGAAAAATGTAGAAACAGAAATATTTAAACTTGATATAATTAAACCTGATATAATTAAACCTGATATAATTAAACCTTCAATTTTTACTTTATCAAAAAAACAAGAAAGTGATAATATATTTAGACAAGATGATATATTTAGACAAGATAATATAATAAGAGAAGGTAGAATAGGTAATATTTTTGATGCAGAATTAAAAAAAGAAGAAGAAAAAAAAGAAGATGTTATATTTGATGATCAAAGTAATAGTTATATAATAATTGATTATGATAATCAAAAAAAAATATTAAAAAACGAAGATATATTAAATTACATTTTTAATCATAAAGATAATGAATTAATTAAAAAATATATATTTACAATTAATTACAATATTGTAAATAAACAATTTGAATTTAATTTAATTGTTTCAAAATTTACTGAAAATATAGAAATTATGATTAAATTATTAAATTTTATTAATGATTATATTAATAATAATGAAAAAGATATTATGACCGAAAATATTGATAAATTAATGATTTTTTATTATCAATTAATTATCTTCTTATTTAAAAATATTATCCAAGTTAGTAAATATGATAAATTAAAATTAGCTAAATATTCATCCTATCTTTCTTATAAATATTCTACTATGATTCTTAAAAAAATTTCTAATATAGAAATTAATAATTTAATTATTAATGATAATTTACAAAGTCTTTTTGAAATAAAAAAAAATTTATTAACACAATTAAATGAAATTTGTTCTTTACAAAATTTAAGTCTAGAAAGACATATGAGTCTTAGTAAAAATAATACTAAAAATACAACAGAACAAATTCTTAATAGATCTGTTAAATATAAATTATCTTCCGAAGATTTAAACGAAACAAAACAAAGTTTATTTGAAAATAATTTAGATAATCTAGAAAATATGACTTCTGATAGTAATAGTAAAGTAAATATTATGACAATGTTTACTGATTCAGCTGCTAAATCTGAAAATAAATATAATATTAATAATTTAATGAATTTCTTTAGTGATAATGGTTCTAATTATAATAAGTCTAATAATAATTCTAATAATTCGGATGATTCTAATAATTCTGATGATAATAATTATCAAGAAGTAGATATAACAAGCGATCAAAATATATTAATAACAGAAGATAAATTAGATATAGATGAAATTAAAGAAGAATTAAATAAAATTAGTAATAATAGCAATATACCTCCAGAATTGTCAAATAAAGATACTGTATCTGAAAACTTGTATGCAAATAATTTTGAAAGTAATAAAATTAAATCTAGTAATATAAAATCAAAATCTGAATACTCTTATAATACAAATAGCGCACTTTTAAACTCTAAATTATATGAACTTAATTTATAATATATTAAACTCTTTTATTTTATATTATAACTAAAGATTTCAGATGCTACAAAAAAATTAAAAATTATTGGTGTAATATTTGATTAAAACAAAGAAAGATATTATGAAGATTTAACACAAGATGAAATTAGTAAAATTATATTAATTATTACAAAAAATAAAATATATAATTATTTTATAAATGGAACCAAAACAAATTCTTATTATTTCTTCTATAACTGAACAAAAAATTGTAAATGGTACAATAGATGAAAAAATAGCTTATTTTTTAAGAGACCCATCAAATATAGATTTAAAAAATGAATTTTTTGGAGTAAATCTAAATTATACATTCTGTTTAGGGTCACCCGAAACAGTAAATACATTTCTATTTAATCCCAAAAATGAAATAAATTATGATTTTATATGGTTTGCTGAATGTATTATGTTATCATCTATATTTACACGAATATATTTAAGGGATGTATTACAAAAAATTATTGAAAAATTGAAAATAGATGGAATAATAATTTTTACAGTACCTAATGGATTAGTAAAAAGATATAGACCAACATCTTCTGCAATATCATTAACATTACCAATTACAGATTTAATTACTAATAATAAAATTGCATATAATACAGACAATTATAAACAATTTTATGAAGAATTTACAAGGTTTTTTAATGAAAATTTTGATTTAAATGAGAAGAAGCATATTATATACAGACGTAAAGTTGGATCTGGTAGTGCATTAAAAAAATATTTAAAATATAAAAAAAAATATTTACAATTAAAAAATAAGAATTTTAATTTATAAAAATTATATATATAAATATTATATGGATAACGACACAATCCTTGAAATTAAAGAATTACTTAAAAATATTGACTATCTTGAAATTAATCTTTCAAATCAATTTAATAAAAATAATAAACAGTTATTAACTTTAAAAAATAATATAAATGATATTAATGAATTATATCATTTACTTTGTAAACAAATTTTTTAATAATACTAATTTATAAAATAAATTTATAAATTATTCAGTTTTTCTAACATTGTATTTAATTTTTCATCATCAACTACTTCATAACCATTATTCATTTTGTAAATTATTGAATCATAATCAATTAATAAATCTAGTATTCCATTTGTTAATTGTATTTTTTTATTTGTTTCTTCATTATTAATATTCTCATTTAATTCATCTAATAATACAATATATTTATCTTCTTTTTCTTTAATCTTCTTATTAATCTGTTTAAATATATTAAAACTTTCACTAAATTCATTATAATCTTCTTTAAATGTATAATATGATGTCTTTATTGCTTCCATATTTTCTATAACATACTCTTCTGATAATGCTTTTTCTATAAAAAATTTAACTAATAAATCATTAGCTAATTCATTTACTTTATCATATTGTTCTTTAATTGTATTATATTTTTCTTCATTATTATTATTATTTTCTATTTCTATTTTTATTTTTTCTTGATAATAAAAAATCTTTAGTTCTTTATTTATATCATTTAATTCATCAATTATATTTCTAACATATTTAATATGTTCTACATACTTTTTATTATCTAATTCTTCATCATATATTTCAATACCTTTAGTTTCTTTATGATTATCAGCTGAATCTAGATTTTTAGTTGTTAAATTACTATTAATAATTATAAACATACTATAATTGGTTTTAAAATCAGTTAATAATTCTTTGTATTTTTCTATTTCAATATCTTCATAATTTGTATTGTCAAGCCATGATTCTATTTCTTCAACATTCTCTTTTACTTCATTTTTTATTAAATCAGTTATTTTTAATTCTTCACTTGCTAAATTTTCTAATATTCTTTTACAATTTTCTTTTAATTGCAAAAATGACTCTTTTTTATATTTATCTATTCTATCTATTTCATCCATCTGTCTAGCATTGTCAATAATCTTATTTAATTCCTCTTCTGATAAATTATTCTTATTACTTGATATTTGTATTACTTTCTTATTTAATGAATTATTCAAATCTTCTGCTTTTATTTTAATTATTCCATCTGAATCTATTTCAAATGTAATCTGAATTTCGGGTATTCCTCTCTTTTCTTTTTCTATCCCACTTAATACAAAATTACCAATCAAAAAATTATTTTTTGTTAGCTTTCTTTCACCCTCATAAATCTTTACTATAATTGTATCTACAAAATCAGTATCTGTAGTATATTTTTTATATTTTTTAACTGGTATAATTGTACCTCTAGATATTAATATATCCATAATACCACCACTTGTTTCTACTCCAATAGATAATGATGTTCTATCAATTAATAATAATTTATCTTCAAGATTATCCTTATTATTTATCATATGACCGTGAATAGCTGCTCCAATTGATACTACACAATCTGGATCTATAGAACAATTAACATCCTTATTATAAAATCTTTCTACATTATATCTTATAATTGGTATTCTAGTCATACCACCTACCATAATAATTTCATCAATTTCAGATTTTTCAATATTACATATATCTAATATATCATTTAACGGTTTTATTGAAAAATTAATTAAATCTTGACATATCTCATTAAATTTCTCTCTGGTAATTTCTATTACTAAATCATAATTTGTATTATTATAATTGTAAAAATTATTTATTTTTATTTTTGCTAATAAATTTTCAGTTAATGTTATTTTAGCCTGTTCTGCTAAGAATTTTAATTTCTGTAAATTTTCTTCTTTTATATTTTTCATAAAATTATCTATTATATTTTTATTATCTGTTTCTTCTATTATAAATAATTTGGTATCTATAAATAATTTGGTATCTATAAATTTTTTTATACAATATTCCATAATAACTTTATCAAAATCTGAACCTCCTAAATTTGAATTACCACATGAACCTAATACTTCAAATACTCCTTCAGATATATTTAATAAACTTATATCTAACGTTCCTCCTCCAAAATCATATACTAGTACATTAGAGCTCTTTGACATATTCTTACCTAAACCATAACATAATGCTGCAGCAGTTGGTTCATTAATTAATCTTAGTACGTTAAGATTAGCCATTTCAGCACACTTTTTTATTATTTCTCTTTGATTCTTATTAAAATAAGCTGGAACAGATATAACAGCATCTTTAATAATTATTTTAATATCTTTATTTTCACTATCAAATTTTTTAGATAAAAAAATTTCAGATTTATGTTTAAAAGACATAAATAATTGTGTTGCTATTTCTTCTGGATAGAAGTAACTATTATCAGTTTCATTATAAATTTTAACATAATCATTCTCATCACCTATTATACTATAAGCTAACATATCTACCATTTCTTTATTCAATTCACTATACTTTTTACCTAATAATTTTTTAATTTCATAAACAAGAAAAATAGATTTATTTTCAATATTATTAATATTTGTTTTTTCAAAAATATTTTTTCTCATATAAGCTTCTTTTCCAATAATTTTTTTTTTATCATTAATTTCAATAACAGATGCTATAGTATTTGAACCATCAATATCGGGAATAATAATATTTTTATTATTGTACCAAACTGATAAACATGAGTTTGTAGTGCCAAAATCTATACCTAAACATAAATTTAAATTATTCATTATTGATTATTAATAGTATATATTTTTAAACTATTTTTAAACAATATTTAATTATAAAATAAATTAAATTTAAATTAGAAAAATATATAAAAGAATATTAAACTAAATGACCGGAGGATTAATACAAATAGTAAGTTTTGGTAATCAAGATATAATGTTAAATGGTAATCCTGAAATAACCTTCTTTACTACTATATATAGAAGATATACGAATTTTGGTAAGAATTTTATATTATCTAGTTTTGATAATGAAGTTGGTTTTAATAGAACTTCTACTCAGATAATATTACACAATGGCGATTTATTAAGTAAAATAATTTTACGAATTAAATTACCAAATTTTAATCTTAGAGAATTTATAACCTTAGTTGAAACAGAATTAAATTTTGAAAATAAGAGTAATAAACAAGATGATATATTACTTTTAATTAGTTATTCAGAATATATAGTTCAATTTCTAAACAAATTAAGATATTACAGTAATTTATTTTTTTCAGAAAATTATCCTAAAACATACATAACTTATATTAAAGATTATAATAAAGTCATTCTAGATAATTTTACTACTGATGAATTTAATTACTATTTTACAATAATTAATTATATTTATTCAAACGGTGATAATACTGAAGTTAATACTAATTTTTTTAAAAATAATATAGATTATTATAAAAATGCTTCTATGTATACGATTATAGATGGTGAATTGATATTTTTATATGGTGATTATAATTATACACAATTAAGTTATGAAGGTTTTAAATTTACAGTTTATGATAATTTAAATACACTTGAAAAAGTTAATATTCAAGTTTATAATTTAATAAAAAAATATGTTAATATAAATTACAGTATTAAAGGTTCTTGGGTAGATAAGATAGCAATTTATCTTTTTGAAAGTATTGAAATTTATATTGGTAGTAATTTAATAACTAGATTAAGTGATAATTATAATAATATTTATGGTGAATTAGCTTATCAAAATAAGGATGTTTATAATGAATTAATTGGAAATATAGATTCTTTAATTACACCTTCAATTGAAAATAAATTAAATATAGTTTTATATTTACCACTTCCATTTTGGTTTAGTAGTAGTTATGGTTTGTCTTTTCCACTTGTATCTTTACAATATAATGATCTACAGTTAAAAATTAAAACAAAGAAATTATCACAATTATTTTATTTAACTATTGATGGAACAATAAATAAAAATTTAAACACTAGAATTATAGAAAAGTTTTTAGAAGAAGAACAAAATATATTTTCTAATAATCTAGAAATAACAACACTACTTGAATATATTTATTTAGATGCTATAGAAAGGAAAAAATTCGCACAAACAGGTCATGAATATTTAATTACTCAACAACAATATGTATCTTATAAAGATGTAGTTCAAAATACTTCTTCTTTTGAAATTAATTTTTTTCATTGTTGTAAAGATTTATATTGGTTTTTAACCACTAATTATAATTATTTTGATATTATTAATAAAAAAATGTATGATAAATATTATCTTAATTTACCTTTAATTTATTCTTATAATAATAATAATTATATCAATTATCTTAATTTGTTATATAACAGTTCTAGTAAATTTGATTTAGTTGATTATTTTAATGTAATTACTAATATCAATAATGAATTTGAAAATAATATTTTTGATTTTGATAAGGTTGATAAAGATTTATTAACACTCTTTTATAAAAATAAATTATTATATAATCCTATTAATTACTCTATATTAAGATTAAATGGTGTTTCACTAGCATCATATACATCTGAATATTTTAATTACGTACAACCATATAGTTATTATAATAGTGTTCCATCTTTAGGAGTTAATGTATATTCATTTTCACTAAATCCTTTAGAAGTTCAACCATCCGGTTCATGTAATTTTAGTAGAATTCCAAAAATATCATTAGAAGTTAATTTGTTAAAAAATATAAATGATTTTATTCTTAATAATGAATTAAATTTAGAAATTATTGGAACTAATTATAATATATTAAGAATAATTGGAGGAATAGCCGGTTTAGCCTATACATATTAATGGAACTAATTATAAAATATTATTAATATTTTTAGAATAATTGGAGGCATAGCTGGTTTATGCTATACATATTAATTTTTTTATTTTTTATATATTTTAGTATAAATATATAAATATTTTAATTATTAATTATAATTAATGCCAAGTGGTTTTATTCAGTTATTATCAGTTGGATCAGAATATGAATATTTAAATAAAGATCCTCATATATCTTTTTTTAATGCAATTTATAGAAGATATTCAAATTTTTATATGACAACAGTTCAATTATATAATAAAGAATTTAGTAATACAAAAGATACTAATAATTTAAATAATTATCAAACATTTTCAATACCTCCTAGTGGAGATTTATTAACTAATACTCTTGTTAAATTAAGTTATAATAATAAAAATTATTTAGAAATATTAAAAACATATATAGATCAAATTGATACCAAAACTTATGATATATTATCATTTTATGATAATTACAATATATTAAAATACAAATATAGTAAATCTGAAATAATTAATTTTGAAATAATAAAAATTAATTTTTATGAGAATAGCTTAAATTATTTAACCATTTGGACCGCAAATACTTTTAAAAATAAAGATACTATATTAAATCTGATTAAATTTAATAATAAAATAGATATTCAGACTGATTCTACTAATAATTATTATAATATGTATTTAGAATATTTATATTATAGTTTTGTTTATTATGTTAATGCGAATAGTTTGAGTAATAATCAGCTATTGCTTAATATAATAGATTGTATAAATTATGATAAGATAGATTATATAAGAATAGATTTGAATGAAATAACATCTTATAAATTATACAGCCAAAATAAAGTTATCTATAAAAATTTTTATAATTTAGTTAGTGCTACTAATTATTCAAATAATATAAAAACTGAGATTAAAATTTTTGATACAAATATATATTACAAAATTAAAGCCGAAGATATAAGTAGTTATAATAATTTTATAAATGAAAGTATTAAAAAAGTATCAAAATTTATAGATATTGAAATTATAACAGATAAAAAAACAAGTAAAAATATGGTTATTTCATACGATGAATATATTAAAAGTTTTAGAACTAGTAAGATAAATACAAATAATATAATATATTTACCAATAATACCATCAAATACACGATTAATTATAAACTATTATCCTAAAAATATATATTTTGGAAATACTGATAATTATGATTATAATGAATCATTAATATTGATTGAAAAAAATCATATTAAAATATCAAATTATAATTTAATTAATAATCTTAGTTTAATTACATATATTAGAACATTTTTAAAAATAAGTTGTATTACAGAAATTGATATTTTAAAATTTTTAACTAATGTAAAAGATTCTAATTTTTTATTTAATCTAGAAAATTATTATTCTAAAAATAATAATAACATTTTATTTTTTAAAAATATTCTTGATATACTTGTTAATAAAGATGTATTAATATTTAGTAATTCATCATATAGATCCCTAATATTTCTTTATGAAAATTATGTTTATCAAACTAGTAAAATGAATTCCTTTTTTTATTCTAAAAAAATATCAACAATTCAAAATATTATTACTCTTAAAAACATATATACAAATATAATAACATCTATTAATTCACTTTATTTATCAACAGATGGATTACTTAATTTTAGTATAAATTCATCTATCTTTCTAAATTTTTTAAATCAAACTAAAAATGAATTTATTACTTTTAATGAACTATATAGTATTATCGCAAATTATGATTATAATAATTATTTTTTTAATAATAAAGCAACAATAACTTTTAATAGTCCAGATAATACTATTTTATTGAAAGAAAATATATTTTTATACAATTTTTTTATTATTATTCTTATTAATCTAATCTTAGCTTCAATTGAACCTCTAAGTTCTATATATTACAATTCATCTAAAATAATAAATGCTGAACTTCAAATTGATACTGATAAATTTAATATTTATAATAATCTAGGAAAATACAAAAATATATTAAACTCTTTTACCTATTCATTAAACATATTTCCTTTAACTAGTTATTTATATCTTAATCAAACAACTGATACAACAATAGCTATTTATACATTTACTAATATTGAAAAAGAAGATTATTATAATAATATTTATGATAGTATATTAAAATTATTTAATATTTATGATGAATTATATGATACAAATATATATAATAGACTTGAAAATTATACGATTGAAGATATAAAAGCAACAATAAATTTATTCAGTTTTAAGTTTATAGACATTATTGATAATTATTATAGAGATAATGATTTTTATTTAAAATCTATAGCTTTAGAAGATATTAATTCTTTATTTACCTATTTTTTTAATAATCAAGCAATATCTTATGCAAATGGAACTTCTAATGATTCTACTATATTAATAAAAATTTTTGAGAAAGCTGATAAACAATTATTTGGAACTTCATTTTTAACATTTATTAATAGTAAAGCACCTAATTTAGCAGCTAATAATTTATATATTTATAAGTTTTTATTTATTGTAAATTCACCATTTTATCGTATTTATTTATTAATTAGATTTCTTTATACATTTAGTGATAATGAATTATCAGCCGATTTTATAATCTTAAGAAATTATCTAACTTTCTATTTAATAGTTTATATATCTGATAAAGTTAAAGCAGAGAATTCAGATATTAAATTTCTAAATTTTAATATTTCTGATAATAATTTTGATAATTTGGAATTAATAGATAATTTTATTTCGTATGATGAAATTAATTCAATAAGTGATGATAAATTATCAAATATAATTAATAATATTGATACAAAAAATTTGTTAATTTATACTAACTTTTATTTTATTAAATCATTTATAAAAGTATCTTCAAATATTGATAATATTTATCCTAGTATTTATAATACATTAAAATATAACTATGATGATTTAATTTTTAATAATTTAATTACACAAATTCAAAATAATAATGAATTATTTTTTGATATCGATTATATAAATAATTTTTTGAATGTATTTTTTGATAAAAATAATTATAATCTTAATGAAGTATTTAGTTTAGTTTTAAATATAGATATAGTAAATGTACAAAGTGAAATTTTAAACAATAAAATTGCTAAAGATTGTTATTATTCGGCCTATTCATTAGGTACATATTTTGATAATACAAATAAATTAAATATTGATACAATCAACAATATTTACAACTTATATTTAAATTTTAACTTGATATCTAATTTTAACGATTTGTATTTAATTAAAACATTTGATGTTAAAAGATATCAAGATTTTATTAAAAAAGATAATATACTTGATGGATTTAATTATTATGATACTCTTTACAATGGTATAAATAATATAGCTACTATTAAGAATATTTATAATTATTATGACGAAATAAATAATTCAATTTTAAAGTATATATTAGATAATTTTAGTTATTTAAACAATTATTATATTTCAGTTGAATTATTTAATTTATATTTAAGCTATTTTAAAGATGTTTCAGATTTATTTAATTCAACTAATGATACTAATATTAATTTGTATAATTATTTACCAAATAAGTTGAATACATATAAAAGACTAATTACAAATAATAAAATTATTATTGTTTATTTTCTGTATAAATCTTTAATAGAACAGTGTCTATTTCTTGATGTAAAATATTATATTGAAAAAGTAAATTCTATAAAAATTTATAATTTAAAATTTAAAAATTTTGTAATAGATAAATACGGATTTTATATTTATACTGATATTTTAAATAAACTAGTAATTAATATAACAAAAAATATTACTAATCTATTTTTAGATTACAGTAGGGTTGAAATATTTTATATCTCTAATGATATCTCTCCAAATTTAACCAATTTTATAACATTGTCAAAAGATTTTTATTTAAGTAATTATGTTAACGGACCAAAAGAATATTACGTACAAAATACAGAAGATAAAATATATATTACAAGCACTGAAAGAGTATATATAAAGAATGAATTTAATAATTTTTTTATAAATTTATTTGAAAGTAATTTTGATATACAAGTATTAACAATAGGATTTTATCAAAATTTAAAAAATTTATTATCAAGTTTAACTAATGAATTAATAATTTATTTATTTTTTGTTTTAAACAACAATTTAATTAATTTAATTATTGAAACAGATGTTAATAAAAATCTCAATGAAATAAATCAATCAAATAAGAATGATTTTTATAATACTAGTATTACATTTATTAAAAATACTTATGATGATATTCAAAATTTATATGATAATAATTTTTATAATCTTGTAGATAAAACAAGCTTAATTAATAAAATATTTGAACTAGTTGCTAATTTTTTTGGAAAAAATAATATTAATTATTATAATATTCTATATTACAAATATGATATTACTTTTGATAATACTGTCTATGATATTAGAATTAGTATAAATAATCTTATTAATAATAAAATATCTTATTCTACAGTTTGTGAAAAAGAAATTAACAGATTCTTGTACTATTATATGACTATGTATGCTACAAAACTATTAAAAAATATATCAACTTCAAGTATATTAGAAAGTATTAATTTCATAAAAAATAATACAACCTATGATTATGTTAAAATGTATAATCAGATATATAAAAATAGCTCTAATATAGTATATGAAGAAAATTTAGAAATTTATCAAAACGAGCAAGTATTAAGTTTATTAAATATTGATTTTTTTACTGATAAATTATCTACAATTAATAATGCATATTTTGTTGATTTTATATCTAGTATGTCAACTAATTATTTTACAGATTATCTATACTTTTTCAATTATATGAGTAATAATTTAGGACCTGTTTTTAATAATATTTTAATTAATAATTTAAATGCTTTTGATTATTTTACAAAACTAGATAATATTAATGAACTAAACGATTATGTAAATAAATTTTTAACCTTAGAAGAATATTTTTCACCCTATTATATTTATGATAATATTGTTAAATATCGTTTTAATAGTTTAGACATTGATACAACTTTAGAATTTAACATTGATACATCGTTAGAATTAATTACTGAAAAAACTGTAAAAAAGATTGTTATATATTTATTCATGTTATATTTAATATTACAGAGATTACCAATTTATATAAATGAAAATTTAAATTTGAGAACTAATTACATATTAGAATACAATATAATTACTGATAAAATATCATTTTTAATTGGTGATGTTTTAAATCCAGAAATTATAGCCGATCTTAAAAAGTTAATTTATGATATGTATAGTTTAGATCCTAAATATGACTATATTACGAATTATTACGCATATAATGATGTATATATTATCAACGTTATTAATAATAATTTAAAACAGATTAGAGTAAATAGTTATTTAGATTTTGCTAGAAATTATATAAATTCATATACTAATAATATAATTTCTATTAATAACAAGTCGTCATTTTTAAATTTGGTTAATGAAATTAATAATATATTTAAGTATGATGCTATTTATAATAATTATCAGTTATTAATATATTCAGGTTTTATAGATCGTTATTATTATGAATATAATTTATATGATTTTAATAGTTATACATCTATAAGTTTAAATAAAAATACATCTAATTCTTTATTTTTTGAAAATTTAATTTATTATTATGATAGAACTGATTTATATAATATTAACATTTTATTAATTAGATTTATCTTATATTTAGAAGCATTTGGTATAGTGTTAAGTAAAACTCAAAGAAATAATATTGATGGTATAATATCTTATACAAGATTAAATGCTGTAAATATTAATCCTACTCTAGAAAATATCAAAGGTTATAATGGTTATAATGATTATTTGTATATGTATCAAGAAAATAATAATTATACAAATTCTAATAATTATTTAATGAGAAATGATATGTCATGGACTTATATTTTAAATTTAATGGTAAATAGTAATGATAATAATTTATCATTAATTACTCCTATAGATTATGATTATGATACTGCTTTTGTTAATTTTGGCAATATATATAATAAAAATATCAATCTATATAAAAAATTTTATAATTACAACTATAATTTTTATATGTATCCAAATAATTATGTTGGTATTTACCAACAGAAAGAAGTTTTTTATAATAAAATATTAACAAATCAAAAAAATTTATTTAATATTAAGAGAACAAATTATAATTTATATAAATTACTATTTAATAATATAATATTAACAAAGTATTCAAATATATATTTAACATATGATACAACATTTTCAGATTCTTATTTTATTCCAATTTTTATTGAAATTATTAATTTATACTTATCTTATAAAAACATTTATGTATATGAAAATGATAAATATTTGAATACATATACATTATATAATTATTTTAAAACAAAAACAATTTTAAATAGTAATTCAACAAATTTAGAAGGTTTAATATCAATAGTAAACGAAATATATTTCTATCAATTATTTAAGGTGTTGTATAAGGATTATAATAAAAATACAGTACAATTAGAATATGTAGATTTTATAGTTCAAATTAGTAGTGTTTATAATAATAATTTTGTATATATTAATGGTTATAATTTATTAACTAAATTAATTATACAGTTTACACTTGTTATTGATTATTTAAATAAAACACAAAATTATGGTATTATATATGATGATAATGTTGATAATATCAATACAATATTTGATACAGTTAATAAATATTTAATATCAAAAGAAAATATTAATAATTATATTTATGTAGAAAAATTAGGATATTTACTTGATATAGTTGAATATGAAGAATTATTAGACTTGCTATCAAATAGTATTCAAACAATGATATTATATGAAGACTATAATTATGAATATTATTTAAATTTAGTTTATGTAAATAATTTTAAAAATAAAAGTTTTACTACTTATGGTGATAGTGGTGATAGTGGTGGTAGTGGTAATAGTGGTGGTAGTGGTAATAGTAATAAAAAGATTTTATCCTTTTATGAGATAAGTTATACAATTGGTAATTATTTAATATATATAACAAAAAATAATGATATATTTATTAATAAAATATTATATAAATCACTTGAAGAATATTTTGATGATAATATGTATAAAAATTATGCTTTAGAAATAATAAGTTTATTATTTAGATTAAATAATGATAATTTTTATGGATTAGTTATTCAAACATATGATAATACAATAAATAATGAATTATTAGAATTGAAGTTAACATTTCTAAATTTATATTTTATTAAAATGTCGGATAAAACTACTATTAATCAAAATACATTTAATCAGATAAATAATAATTTATTAATTTTGTATAATATTTTTATTTTATTAGAAATGTCAGCTTTTATAAAAGAAGAGATATATTTTAATTTATTAGAAAGTGTTATAACTATTTCCCAAACTATTATATATGAAAATAGATTAATACCAGTAATTAATATGGTTAATGATGTTTTAACTAGTATAGAATATTCAAATTATGTAAAACAATATAATATTTTAAATTACAACAAGGATATATTAAATAGTAGTATTAAACTAACCAGAGATTATGATATCAATAATTTCAATAACATAGTTGCTGATTATGATTATAATAATATATTTAATATTATTTACATTAATAATTTGTATCAGACAGCAACAAATATAAATGTTAGTTTTTTTGGTAATTTCATATTAAATTTATTAAATAAGGATAATTTACTAACATACTATTCAGAATTAGAATTATCAGATCAAACTTTGATTAAGAATACGATAAATATAATAATTAGAATGATAAATGTATATTTAGAAAAGTTTAAAGAATTATACGGTGGTTATTATAATAATATTGACAGTAAGTTATCAATAAATGTATTTACAGATTTTTTTAATGAAGAAAATAATTATGATAAGAACACAAGTATAAATATATTTACATTAATTTACACTAACTTTTCAGATGATTTAAATAAGATAAATTTTCAAATGTTGGTTGTACTATTTTATAATATTTTTATGTTGATATATTTATATAATTTTGGTAATACAATAATAGATGATATTGACAAGATAGTATTATATTTATGTAATTTGATATACAAAAAGATATTAATATATTATGATAATAAAACTAATACTACAGAATACATAGAAACGGAAATATTTTTTAGAAGATTAAATGTATTAATTTTTAATAATTACAGTAATCCAGAATTAATAGCATTATGTTATAGTTTTTTCAATACGATTATAAGTAATAATTTAAGTAAAACAGATGATACGGTTATAACAAATATAAATAATTTTATAAATAAAACTTATAATGGATTAGATGAATACAAAGTAGATAATTTATTTAATATTGATAATTTTTATAAAAAGAATATTAAAAATAATAAGATAATAATTTTTAAATATTTATTAGATAAAGTTTTTGATGTTAATCAATCTATTTTAATATTGTTTATAAAGAGTATTATACCAGATGATTTAGTAAATATACAGCAAGATTATATTGTTAGATTAAAAAATAAGACGAAAGGATTTGTAAATAATGATGGTATATTAAAGATTATAGATAAGATAGAATTGTATTTTAATGATGAATTGATAGATACATTAAGTAAGGATATGTTATTAATATATTATAGTTTTATAGAGAATATTAATAAGATTAGAACATTAAATGAATTTTACGGTAAAGATCAAGATTATATGGTATATGGTTTACGAAATTACATATTAAATTACAGTAAAGATTTTTACATACCGATATATTTTTTTTATAAAGAGATATCTAAATCATTATCCTTAATATCATCAATGTATGTAAATAAATATATAAAAGTTAAGATAAATAGTGAAAATATAATAAAATCATATTACGGTGCATCAGTGATAGAGAAAGGATTAGAATTATCATTATTAGTTGATTATATATATGTTGAGAAAGATGAAAGAAAGAGTTTAACTGAAAAGAGGATAGATAATTTAATAAATACACATTATAATTTTCTAGCATCAAAAAAATATGAACCAAATAATAATACTTTTAATATAGATAATACTTTTAACAGTAATGATACTATAATATATTTAAATTTTGAATTTAATGAAATGACAAATTTATGTTATCAATTATATTGGGAGTTAAATCTGTATATAAATAATATTAAGGTTAATAATATCATAAATGTTAATGATCTAATATTATCAACTGTTATATATTTTGATGATGCGCGAAGAGACGGGATTAAAATAATTGATAAAAGAAATTTTAATAAGATTACAACTACTCTAAATAAGTACAAATATTGTACTAGAGCAAATGAAAATAATATTAATACCTATAGTTTTTCATATGGACCTAATAATATTCAACCAAGTGGTGCAGTAAATTTATATAAATTAGATAAATTTACGATAGAAATAGCTATAAATAATAAATTATTGGTTGAAGTTATAAATAGAGTTAGTAATTTTTGGACGATAGAGAGTATAGATTGGAATTTAAATTTACATACATTAAATTACAATATATTAAGATATCAATCAGGATTATCAGGATTATTATATAAGAGATTTATTAAAAGTTATTAATATAATAACACTAAGGTATTATCTATTTTCCACAATGGTTGTAAATTTTTATAATTACAACATATTAAGATATCAATCATGATTATTATATAAGAGATTTATTAAAAGTTATTAATATAATAACACTAAGGTATTATCTATTTTCCACAATGGTTGTAAATTTTTATAAAGAATTATTAATTATATTTATATATTTAAATATATAAATATTACAAGAATTATTTATGCCGGGTGGAGAAGTACAATTAATATAATAACACAAATGTGTTATTTCGCTGTAGCTCAGTTCGTTTTACTCACATTTATTTGATTTTAATATATTATCTATTTTCCACAATGGTTGTAAATTTTTATAATTACAACATTCAAATAATTCGTTTTCATTATTTAGATTAAATAATGAAATTGGTTTTATATGATCTATCTCCCATTTACCATAGTTATCAAATGTCATACCATCTTTTAATTTTTCTAATAAATATACTTCAAATTCTAATAAATTGCAACCTAATAGTTGTAAATAAGTGTATATTTTATTAACATTTTGTTTTAATAATGTTTTATATGTTGTTTTAGTTATATTATTAAATATTTGATTAATTTTATTATTATTTATTTTATTATAATATTGATTAATTATATTATTATTTTTACATTTATTTTTATAATAATTTTTAATATTTTCTTTTTTTATTTGTTCTTTATAATTCATTTTTACTAAAATATATATTTATAATTTAATATTATATATTTAAATATATAAATATACCAAGAATTATTTATGCCGGGTGGAGAAGTACAATTAGTTGCATATGGAGAAGAAAATATGTTTTTAAATGATAATCCACAAATAACATTTTTTAAAATAATATACAGGAGATACACTAATTTTTCAATAGAGACGATAGAACAGAATTTTAATAGTAATTTAGATTTTGGTAAAAAGTTTTCAATAGAGTTAAGTAAGATAGGAGATTTAATTCACAAGATGTGGTTAGTGATAGAATTACCAAATATACCAATATTATACGATATAAATAATATTGTTGATAAAAGGATAAGATTTGCTTGGGCGAGAAAGATAGCATATGCTTTAGTAAATTATATAGAAATAGATATAGGAGGGACTATTATAGATAGACAGTGGGGTGAATGGATGAATGTATTAAACGAGTTAAATATAACTAATTTTAATAATAATATTGATGAATTAACTGGTAATGTTCCAGAGGTATATTTATTAAAGACTATATATAATAGTAATATACCAAGTAGAGTATTATACATACCATTACATTTTTGGTTTTGTAAATATGCTGGTTCAGCTTTACCAATGTTATCAATAGAATATAACTTAGTAAGATGTACGGTAGAATTAAATAATTTTGATAGTTGTGGTATATTTTCACCAACAAATTATGTATATGTTTCATCGTATTTAGGAAATGGAATTAAAGATGAGCCAATATTACAGGTATCAGAATTAGGATATTCGTGGGGAATATATGATTCAATAGAGCCGTATAAAATAAATGGTTCGGATATATTATATAAATTATATTATAGAAAGATATCTGACGTGCCATTTATATCAACAACGTCTGCATATTATAGTAATTATTCAGCATCAACTATACTAGGTAATTTATTAAATCAGCCAATAGAAAATTATACGAGAAATTTCATATATGGAATGAATAGTAAAACAATATATTATCCTGAAGCGGTTAATAATTCTTCATTTAGATTTATATCAATTGAAAAACCGTATTTCATACCAACATTAGATTTATCAATTAGGAATGCATATTTATTAATAGATTACATATATTTGGATAAAGAAGAAAGAACTAAATTTTTCAATAACAGACACGAATATGTTATAGAACAAGTATATTTTTCAGGTAATAAAATTTTAAAAAATCTAAATAATAAAATAAATATAGAAGTAGTGAATCCATGTAAATGGATGGTATTTATGGGACAATTAAGTTATTATACTAATCAGAATGTAAGTGATTATTTTAATTATAATACAACATTTATGAGAAATTTAAGGGAAGAAATATTAGGTGGACCATTAATTAAGGATGCAAATATTACATTAAATTCTAATCAGAATAATCAAATTTTTGACATGAAATTTTATTCAAGATTAATGCCATTTTTATATTTCCCAAAAACATACAAAACAAATGGTTTTGGTATTTATACATATTCATTATATCCAATAACACCTTCACAACCATCAGGTTCAATCAATATGTCATTATTTAATAATATAAGTATTAACCAAAGTTTTAATATTGTAGATAGAAATTACAATAATTATATTTTTAAGGCTTACTTTGTAACTCATAATATATTGAGAATATATCATGGTGTAGGTGGTCTTATTTTTAGTAATAATTTGTAAACTATAATATATTGAGAATATAGTTTATTAGAGATTATCATGGTGTAGGTGGTCTTGTTTTTAGTAATAATTTGTAAACTATAATAAATATTTAATATAGTTTATTAGAGATTATCATGGTGTAGGTGGTCTTGTTTTTAGTAATAATTTGTAAACTATAATAAATATTTAATATAGTTTATTTAGAGATTATCATTACTCAGTATGGATCTTAAATAAGAACCAATTCCTTTTAGTTCTAAATCTTTATCAGCATAATCTTTAAAGTTTTCATAATAATCAGAAATTAATTTAGTCATTTTATTTTCAGTAATATATTCTCTTTCATTCTCAGGTAATAAATTAGATATTTTAAGATATTTGTTTATTAATAATACTTTATTTATAAGGTTAACTTCAGATTTTCTAAAATCTTCTAATTCTTTATTAAGTTTTTCCATTTCTTTAGGTGAAAGAGTTTTGTTTTTAGATTTCAAATTTTCAACTAATAGTTTAAGATCATCTCTAATTTGAGTAGCAAATTGAGGTACAATATCAGTAGTATCTAATACTATTTCAGTTTTTTTATTATCAGAACCACCACTTAATACAAATTGTTGGCCGCCTAATAATGGAAAAAAAGGTATACTCCTATGGTGAGGTAAACTTGCTTTTTCTATTTGTCTTTTTGCTTTGCTCCACCAGAATCGATCATATGGATTTGAAGATACTCCAGGAAGCATATATCTTTGTACATTATATTCTTCTAATTTTTTATCAGGGGTACCGCTATTTAAACCAGTATTATCATAAGTTATATGTGGATTGAGAAGATTAAGATTATTATTTACAAAAGCAACCGACATTTCTAATACTTCTCTTAAATTTAGTTTTGTTTTAATTTTTTCTTTTTCAGTAGAAGTTAAATCTGATGCGTCTATAACATTTCTTGACCACCAAGTCCAGTTTGGAAATTTATATACATTGCCGTGTACTGGTACCCAAGTTTTTTGTTTTTGAAATTTAAATCCTTCAAGTAATTTAACAACAGTTATTGGATTAACATTGTCAAAATTCGTATCTAATTGTTGAACTGTAAAATCACCTTTTTTAACTTCTTCAAAAAATCTATCAGAGTTTCCTTCAGCTAATATTTCAATTAATTGACAGCATTGTTCTTTATTCTTAAATTCAATAAATGAATTAAAACATTTACCTGCGGAATTAAATATTTTTTTAAATTCATCTGGATTTTCAATTGGATTATAATCTACCCATTTACCTTTTTCTTTTCTTTGTACTGTATTAGTACTTCTGTCCCATCTCCATCCATTTTTTAATAATCCAGGTCCTTTTTGTCCGCTTTCCTTAAAATATTTATTATAATCACCTGTAGCAAATGGATTAATATCATCGTCATCCTCATTCACTGATGGACCTTCATTTATAATTTTTTTAAGAATTTTATCATCACATGACATTTTACCTTCTAAATTATCAGCATCAAGATTAATTATATCATCCGCTCTTGATCCTCCCGCACCAGTTATTAAGTCTTTTAAACCGGCTGCTGTTGTTACAGCGGCACCTGAACCCTTAGAACTAAACCAATATGTAATACCTAATGCTGAAAGGGCATTTGGTGGAAGCGTTAGTAAAATTAAAGGATATGAGCGAGGTTTTCCTGTGGTATCATAACCAGCAGTATCACCTGATTTCTTTAAATTAATACGTAAAAATTTCTTTTTATCAGGTGTTGAATTAAACTTTAAAGGATAACTACCAGTTCTAGTATTTGTTCCGCTAGATAGTGTAAATGCTTCGGCATCTTCTTGTACAAATTCCATATAAGCATCAAATACTTCTCTTTGTTCTTCAGTTGCTGTTTGTTTATACCAATTCCATACTTCATTAATTTTTTCACTACCACCTTTTTGGCTCATTATAGGATAAGTTTTATAATATCTTTTAAAAACAGAAACATCAATCTGATTTTCTAATTCTGTTCTTAAAATTCTATCAAGATCTTCTATTGAACCAATAACTTCTTTAGTAACTTTTTTAAATCCACCAAATTGACTATCAATTTTTCTAATTTTAGAATTAAGAGTGTTTAAATATTCTTCAGTGTATGAACCGGCAATGTTATTAACATGATAAGGAACAAAACCACTGACTTCACTTTTAGATAATTTTATTATTTTATTTAATTCTTCACCACCACCTACTTGAGTAGCTTTTGCTACATCCTCAGCAGTAATTGGTTTAGTTGTATCTTTGTCTTCTTCTTTATAAACAATCGCTTTGAGAGCAGCATTCAATGGTTTAGTATCCCAATTATTGGATTTTCTATTAGGATCTACTATAGTTAAATTTGCTAAGACAGCCATAAAAGCTTCAATAAATTCAACAGGTAATTGTCCTGATTTTATAAAATTGTTAGTAGTATTTAAATAATTACTATTATCAAGATAAGCATCAATGGTTGATTTGCATGATTCTGGTACATTTTTATAAATAGCCGGATTAGATCCAGTGCAGTTCACAATTGCCCTTAAATAAGGATAAATTTTATCTAATAAATTTGATTCTATCTTTAACAGTGTACTTGACATTAAATTGTATATATAATTTAAAGAAAATAATTTTTTATAAAATAAATATAATTAAAATAATATTTTCTATATGATTTTAATTTTTTTATTAATTATATATATTACAACAAATGAATGAATTGTTAATTTTAATACTTGTTCTACTATTTTTAATAATATTTACTACATATACATCATGCAGTGAAAATTTCAGCATACAAGAAGAATCAATAAATGAAAAAATACCTTTATATATTTTTTTAAGTAATAGTTGTAGATTTTGTAAAGAATTTGAAAAAGATAAATATGAATCATTAGTAAAAGAATTAGGAGATATATATAATATTAAAAAAGTATATTTAGAAAATAATAAAGACTTGTTTCTTAAATATAATGTATTTCGTGTTCCAACTGCTATTATAGAATCAAATAATAAATTAAATAATAAAACAAAAAGTAAAACAGTAGTAGCCGACGAGATAACTAAAGAATCAATAACAAAAGCCTATAATAGTTTACTAGATCAAGAAAGTGGTAATAATTTATATATGGATATTAATAATAAAAAAGAATTAAAGATATTTTTATCCAAAAATTGTCCTCATTGTATAAATTATTTAAATACAGTTCATAAAAATTTAATGGAATTATTGAAAGATGAATTTAATATTAAACTAATATTTACAGATAACGATACTGATAATTTATTTAGTAGATGTCAAGTTCAATATGTGCCAAAAGCTATAGTTTCTCATAATGGTAAAGATAAAGAAGTTATAGGACCAATAAATTATGATAATATTAAAAAAGCTTCTGGTTATATAGACATTAAAGATGATTCAAGTATAAAAGATGAATCTAGTAATAAAAAAAAAATATTAGTATTTTTATCAAAAAGATGTCCTCATTGTATAAGATATGATAATGAAACTCATTCTAAATTATCTAATGAATTAAAAGATAAATATGAACTAGAGAGAATATATGATGATAATAAAGAAGGAAAAGAATTATTTAATAAATATGATATTAGATTTGTTCCAAAACTATTAATTATTGATAATTATGGTAAAAATAAAGAAATAGAAGGTCCATTAACTCGTGATAATATACTTAAAACGGATAAGATGATAGAACATGCGTTATTTAATAACGATGAACCAGATGAAATAACTAATTATAATAATCATAATAATAATAATCATTATATTGATGAAAATGATGATAATAAATCTTTAAGATTACATAATGCTAAGCAGGAAATTTATGAAAAATTAGAAAATAAAATAATAAATAAAAAAACTGATAAAAAAACTATTAATAAAACTGATGAAGAAATTATTAATAAAACTGATGAAGAAACTATTAATAAAACTGATGAAGAAACTATTAATAAAACTAATAAAAATAAAATAATTATATTTTTATCAAAAACCTGTCCTGGTTGTATAAATTATCTTAAAAATATAGAAGATAAATTAATTAAAGAATTTAGTAACGAATATATTATTGAAAATAAATTTATAGATGAAGATTCAGATTTATTTATAAAACATAATATTGAATATGTTCCACAAGCAATGGTAATTCATGATAATAAAAATATAAAAATAGACGGATCTATAAGCATCGAAAATATTAAAAATACAATAGAAAAACTTAATAAAGAAGAAGGATTTACAAATATTGATAATAATGTAGAATTATTAGTATTTTTAACTAAAACATGTCCTCATTGTATAAATTATGATAATATTCATATGAATTTAGAAAAACAATTAAAAAACAGATGTAGAATTAGAAAGATATATGCAGATAATGATAAAGATAATTTATTTGATAAATATGATATACAATACGTGCCAAAAGGATTATTATTATCAAAAGAAAGATATATACCAATAGAAGGTGCATTAAATAATGAAACAATATGCAGATATTTAGATAAAATAAATAATTAGATATAAAAAATAAATTATAGAAATTATAATAAATGAACGAAAATTTTGTTGATTATTATAAAGTATTAAATATAGACATAGAAGCAACATCAACAGAGATAAAGAATAGTTATTTAAAATTAGCTAAAAAACATCATCCAGATCATTCAAATGGAGGAAATAGTAATTTATTTCAATTAATTTGTAATGCTTATGAATGTTTATATAATAAAGATAAAAGGAAAGAATATGATTTAATATATTTAAAAAGATCATTTGATGAATTAAAGGATGATACGTTAGTAAAATTTAAGGGAGAATTTAATGAATTTGTAACAACATCGGTTAAACCATTGAATAAAGACAAAATAGATGAAATATTTAGTGAAATATTTCGAGATACGGAAGAATTAAAAGAAAAGAAATTCAATGATACTGAATTAGAGAAGAGATTAGTTGATATAAGTTTAGAGAGAGAAACACAAGATATAGAGACGAAAGATGATAGTATTAAAGAATTATTAGAAAAAGAAAAAGAAATAGATTTAAATGATATTTTTGAATATAAAAAGAGTAAAACAGAAAATAATAATATAATTAATAAAGAAGTTGGAACAGTAGATTTATTATATTTTGATAAATTTGGTAGTTATGAATTATTAAACAGTAATACAAATGAAAATAATAGAGAGTATTTAAGTAATATCTATAGTAATATAGGTGAAATTAATGTAAATATGGATACAGAAAGAGTAAAGATTAATTATGAAGATATTAAAGAGTGGAAAAATAAGAAAAAATATGATAAAAAACTATCATCAGATGAAATAGAAGAATATATTAAAATAAGGAGATTTGAAGAAAATAGTTTATTAGAGGATGTTGAGAAAAATTTTGTAGACAATAAAAAAAAAAGAGAAATAAATTCTTTTATTAAAAATGAATTTAATGAAGAGTTAGAATTAATAGAAAAATTAGATAATATAAAAAAGAGAAATTAAATTTTATTTTTATAAAATTCTTCAACAGTATTATATCCATAACTATATAATACTTTTTTATCTTCTTTAGTTATATCAAAAAAATTATAATTACTAAAAACTTTAATTTTTATAGTATTTTTTTGATATTTATCATATTTACCAAAATTAAGTCCTTTAACAATACATTTTAAAACTTGTGTGATATATGAAGGAATATCTTCAAAAGTATCAATCACTGTATCTCCATCTTCAAGATAAATACCTATAACATCATCTAATTTATCTGTAAAAAAATCAATAGGATAATTATTAAAACATCCACCATCAATCCATATTTTATTATTATATTCAACCGGTTTAAAAATAAAGGGTATAGAACATGATATTTTAATAGCGGTTATAATTTCCATATCAGGTGTATTGATATGATTAAAGTAATATAACTTTGCATCATTTACTGATACACCAGTGATTATTAAATCTTTTTTAAATTTATTATATAATTTTTTAAAAGTTATTTTTCTACTAATATTTTTTTTTTTTGTTAATATAGTGATTACCGATATAAATGCATCTAAACTAGCTATACCAAAATGAGAATCATTAAAAATAGAATCAATATTATACTTCATTAACATTTCAGAATCAATATTATGTAAAATAGTAAAAATATCTTCACAATTATAACCAATTGATAATAAAAAACATAAACTAGAACCAATAGAAGTTCCACAATATACATCAGGTTCATCAATAATTTCAAGCTCTTTTAATTTAGCAACAGCTCCTAAAGCACAAAATCCTTTCATACCTCCGCCGCTTATAATTAATATATTTTTTAATTTACCATTATAAATAGGTATTTCTTCCATATTTATAATCTAATAATAATATATTATTAAATGGATAATATAAATATAAAAAATATTTTTATTAATAATAATTCTTACAAAAAAGAAAATAAAGATAATTCTTCATTTCTTTGTGAAATTAATACTTATAATTTAATTAGTAAAAATAAATTAATAGATGTTGTTGATGATAATTTTATAATTAATAAAATTAAATACGTACAAAAATATGAAAATGATCTTGTTATAGAAGTATATGAAGAAAAATTTAAAGAATGTCTTTTAAAAATAAATGACGCTATTGATATAAATATAACTGATATTTTTGTTACAGTTAGTAAAGGACATTTTGGATGTAAAAAATACTATTCTTACGATTGTCTTAAATATATTGAAGATAAATTAAGAAAAAAAAAATTTGAAACATTAATTATTTCTAAAACTGAAATATTTATTTCTTGGAAAAAATTATAAATTTAATAAAAAATTTATAAGAATAAAATATTTATTTTTTTAATCTTAGTACAATATCTATAAGTAATAAAATTATTAATAAACATATAGCAATATTCATAAAATTTAGTTCAATACATAACGGTTTATTTCGGTCATTATCATCTAATTTTTGTATAATTTTACTAAAATTTTCGTATTTATCATTATTATTAGTTCGTTCAGTAATATTTTTTAATAAAATCTCTAATTCATTCATGGATAAACTGACTACTTTATTTTCAGTATTAATATTAGATTGATTTGTAAAAGTTCTATTACTAGCATTAACATCTTGTATAACTGAGTTTCTTTCAACAATTTTATTAGAATTTGTGTTAACAAGCGTATTAACAAGTGTATTAACAGGTGTATTAACAGGTGTATTAACCAGTGTATTAACCGGTATATTATCTGAATTTACTGTTTGAAACGATTCTTGTACTTTTTTATTTATTTCATTTTGACATAAAGTACAAATTGTTATATGTCTTTGAGCTAATTGATAATTTGGATTTTTATTATCAATTGGATTTAAATATAAATGTATACATTCTCTGTGAGTTAATTTATTATTATTTGAATTTATATTTTTATTTGAATTTATATTTTTATTTGAATTACAACTATTATTATTATTTAAATGTTGTATAGAAGTTCCATTATTATTATTTAAATGTTTTATAGAAGTTCCATTATTATTATTTAAATGTTGTATAGAAGTTCCATTAAGATTATCTTCACTTCTGGCATTGTATGATCGCATACTATTTATAACATCTTGATTTTCAAATAATGAATCTTCAGAAGTAATTCCATTAAAAGATAAATCTTCTGAATTGATTCCATCAAATGTTTCTAAAAATTTATGGTCCATATTTTTAAAAGCATTATTAAAATCACAATAAGACATCCGAAATTTTTGGATATATAATTTTAATAGATAATTAATTTATATAAAAAAAATATATTTATAATTGAGTTTATATATAAAATATTGTTTCTTAATATATAATATTATATGACAGATTCTACTTCATCAAAAAGCTCACGGAGTGAAGATAATAATATAAAAAAAAAAGTATCATATTCAACTGATTACATGCCTAATTTATTACAAGACTCACAAAAAATGTTACCATTCGACCAACGAATATTATTTAAGAAACAAGAGTTTGATAATCATTCAACAAGTGATAGAAGAGAAAAAGATAAAAAAGATAATGACAGAGATGATTATTCACATAATTCTGATAAATTGAGCGATTATATGACAAATGATGGTGAAAATGTAGCAAATTCAGCATCTAATAAATATTCAAATACTCAATTATATGGTAATACAAATTCTTTTTTTTCAAATGGTAATCAAAATATTCAAAGTTATAAATCAAATAATGATGAAGAGAAAAAAAAAGAAGAAAATAATGAAAATAATGAAAATAAAGAAGGAAAAGAAAATATATTTAATGATAATTACGATGATTATAATGAATTATCACCGGATAAACAAATGTTAAAAAGATTAGATATGTTAAGAAAATTAGGTGAATTAGTTCAATATGGTGTAAAGTTATCACAGAATTATAATATGAATTCTGATTATTTTGCTATGAAATATGAATATGAATTACATAAAAATATTAGAGCAAAACAAAATTCAGTTAATTGGATGTCAAGTTTAATGTTAAATTGTATTTATGGTATTGAAATT